TGACGACGGCGACGTGTCGCTGGACGAAATCGCTGACGTCGCGGATGACGACGAGGACTGACGCGTCCGCCCGAATCCGCCCCCATTTCAATGCCTTCCAGACGCGGCCATTTCGGCCGCGTTTTCTTTTTCTTCAAAGAGTTAAACCGTGTCCCAAGTGGAAACCCAAGAAACATCGCTGCCGTCAGAATTTTCCGCTTGCACCCCGCAGCCCTGCCCCCTATACGACGCCCCACGCAGCGACGAACAACGTCCTGCAGACCTCCGGTGGGGCCATAGCTCAGTTGGTAGAGCGCTTGAATGGCATTCAAGAGGTCAGGGGTTCGACTCCCCTTGGCTCCACCAGTCATCCGAAAGTTGATAGATCATTCTCGACCGGCTAGCCGATCATCGCGCTGTGCCGCCCCCACGGGGCGAGATGTGTTGTTCCGGGTTGCTTTGAACTGAAGCGCACCAAGGCGCTGGCCTTGAAGCCACCCGGCCCGCTAACTTCGGCTGCCGCCTCGGACAATCGCCCTTGGAAAGACGCCATCCCGAAAACCGGAACAATCGACAGAACAGAGAGAACCTGGCAGTGGCGGGTTGCCGGGTTCAGGCATCCAAGACGCTCAGGATGTGACGCGCTTGCAGATCCTTCGGCCTTCGCTCAACGCCTGCGATTGGCAGGTCCCTCGATTGGGCCAAGTGCTGGTCGGGGCGAGAGGATTCGAACCTCCGACCCACGGCATCCCAAAACCGGCCCATAGCACTGAAATAGCGTCGATTCCTTGTAGAATGAGCAAGAATCGACGCTAATGATAACAATGGGTTTCGGGCAAACTGAAAACTAGCCTGACGTCCTCGACGTCTCACGGCAGAACAAAAAAGGCCACTGCCCGGGATTACCGGACGGGGGCACAGCTAGTAGATAGGATGTTGCGAAAGACAGGAGTGCCGGAGCCTTGAATAACCTCGCCTCGACCGACGACTACCAGATCACATATCATGAAAGCCCAAAGGGCCCCGGCGGTCCCTTGGTAGTCACCTTCGGCGGTCAGGATTCCAAACTGACACCCACAGGGTTCGGCACGGGCTGGTGCCAGCGATGGGGCTGGGAAACGATCTATGTCGCCCAACGGAAGGCTACCCAGTATCAATACCTGCCGCTCGATGCTTTTCTGGATGCCGTCTCTCCATTTTGCAAAGGACGCGATGTGGTCTGCTATGGCTCAAGTCTGGGGGCTACTGCGCATTCTACTTCGGCGGTGCTTTGGATGCTCGGATCGTAACCGCCGCGCCTATGCTGCCGGCGTGGCCTCCGCTTGGTCGTACCAACGACCAGATACCGCTGCAGCACATGCCCTTGGCCGATGTTCCCAGATCCACAAAGTCGCCGATCATCATCTATGATCCGATCGTCGCTCACGACCAAATGATGATCGACCAGATGATCATGCCAACCTATCCAGATGTGCGACTGGTCCCTATAGAGTTCGGTGGGCACGAAGTCCTTGAAACACTCAAGAGGGCCGGTCTTCTCAGTCCAGTGATTGAGACCATGATTGGTCGTGACGAGATACCGCCGATCGAATTCGATGGCTACAGCAACCCATTGTGGCTTTTCAGGCGCGGCCGCTTCTACTTGAAATCAGACCCACAACAGGCGCGTGACCTGCTGGAGCGTAGTTTGACGCTGGAGCCGTCGAAGCACGTGATCGGCAATTTGCTGAGCCTGCTGATTCGTGTCGACGACTTGCCAGCGGCGCAAGCCCTGCTTGATAAGGTGCGAGGCAGCGCTGATCCAAAGATGCAGGTGCCACCGGGAATCCTGGAAAGAGCCCGTGCCGTGGGGCTTACGGGCTAGGTGTTCTTCCTTTTCGCAGACAGGACGTCCTTGATGATGGCGCCGGCGGCGATCGCGACGATCACCGCAACCGGCCATCAGCGCGGACCGGAACAATAGGCGCCGACGCCAAGCAGCGCGGCATCAACGATGCCGTCGCGCGGACTGCCGCCCCTGCGCTGGTTGCCGCGCTTATTCAGCATCGAGTATCCGACGGTGAGGACCAGCCTCGCGGCTGCGCCGGAGCGCCCAGCACGCCTTGCAGCGCTGCCCCCGGAATGAGGTGGCTGATCCCGCTGACCGCCCACAGATAGCCGCTGCCATTGGTAGGACGCATTGCCGCGGTCCAGAGCCCATGGATCGTCGGTATCATAGTGACAGACCCGGATATTGATCCGCCTGTCTGACCGTCTCGGTGAGAAGCTTCGAATGGCCGAAACCCGAACAAAACTGAAAAACGGGGTACCATGAACTGGGCCAAGCTGTGGTCGGGGCGAGAGGATTCGAACCTCCGACCTACGGTACCCAAAACCGGCCCAACACACTGAATTAGCGTCGATTCTTTGTAAAACGAGCGAGAACCGGCGCAAATGATATCAATGGGTTGCAAGGCCTTTGCAAACCGCTGTCTCGCCCTCAAGGTCGATTTCGAACTAGAGGGCGTCCGTGCCCCCATCGTCAGGCGGCCCGAAACGCAAAAAGGCCCCCGCCCGGGATCACCGGGCGGGGGCCAATCAATATGGAGATCGTCGGATCACAAACTATAGCGCCCGAACGACGTGGCGTGCGGCAACGCTCAGCTATCACCAAGCAAAGTTGCTTATGAGCAACTCCCCGGCCGCCGTTGCGCCGGTGCGGTTCGCGATGCTGTAGCTTGTCTTGAGCGGGGTCATCGTGAACCGATCGAAGGTCTGGCGCACCTGGATGTTATCGTTGATCGAAAGCAGGAACCGACCCTTTATCGAGGCAAGCTGCTCGGCCAGTCGCGTGAAATCCTCGCGTGACCACATGCCTTTGCCATAGTCATCCTCATTCCCCCAGTAAGGCGGGTCCAGATAGAAGAGGGTCTCCGAGCGGTCGATCCGGTCGATGAACGCCGCGCAGTCCATGCAGGTGACGGTAACGCCGGCGAGGCGAGAATGCAGAGCCTCCAGATCGGGCTCGAGCGTCGTCAGGTTGAACCGCGCCGGCCGATCGGCCGAGATCCCGAAGTTTCTGCCGCTGACCTTCCCGCCAAACGAGGTCCGCTGAAGAAACAGGAACCGCGCGGCGCGCTGAAGGTCGGTCAGGGTTGCGGGATCGGTCCTGACCAGGCGCTCGAAATTCGATTGCGTGGTGATCTGGAAACGCAGGAGATCGAGAAAGGCGACATAGTGTTCCTGCAGAATCCGGAACAGCGTGTAGATCTCTTGCGATCGGTCGTTGATGAACTCGGCGCGCGGCTGGCGACGGCGGCGCAGGAAGATCCCGCCCATGCCGACAAAAGGCTCCGCATAGGTCAGATGGTCGTCGGCATCGATGATCTGGCAGATGCGCTTTGCGAGGTTTCGTTTGCCGCCAAGATAGGGGGCGGCGGGATTGATGGGGGAGACTGTCGTTTTTGGGGTAGCCGAATCCATTTGAGCTGTGCCTTGATGCCGGTCCCCTCGAGGGGAGGGAGCGGCCATATTCGCGTTCTGGTCGGCGGGGAGAGTTTCCAGTTCTGCCCCGTGTCGAAGGGTCTTCCCACCCTTCGGCCTCCCGGCGCTTACCGGGTGGTGTTCTTCACTGTCGTTGGTCGTGTTTCCTTGATGATGGCCCCGGCAGTGATCGCGACGATCACCGCGATCGGCCACCAGCGCGGACCGGAATAGAAGGCGCCGACGCCAACCAGCGCAGCATCAACGATACCGTCACGCAAACTGCCGCCCCTGCGCAGGTCGCCGCGCTCCTTCAGCATCCAGTAAACGACGGTGAGGACCAGCCTCGCCGCGGCGCCTGAAGCGCCCAGCACGCCCTGTAGAGCGGCGCCCAGCATGACGTGACTGATCCCGATGACTGCCCACAGATAGCCGCTGCCGATCGTCGGGCGCATTGCTTCGGCCCAGAGCCTGCGGATCGCCGCGCTCATAGCGACAGCCCCGGATACTGAGCCGCCAGTTCGCTGCGGATCAGTGCGACATGATCGTCATAGGCGCTTGTTCCGTCGGTGATCATGACCACCTGCCGTCCCAGCAAGCCCGTCACGCCGGGGTTAGCCTGCCGCCCTATGCGGTTGATCAGGTAATCAGTCCAGCCGACCGGTAGCACCTCGGTGTCCATCAGAACCCCATCAACGAACAAGCGCGCCTGCTCGGGGATCATCTCGATCTCGACCAGATGCAGGCCGGTTGAGATCCCCGGCCATGCCAGCGTCACGGTCTCGTTGGTGCTGCCGTTGTTCCGCAGCAGGTCGATCTGATCATTTTGCGGGCGGAACCTGATGTTCGTTGGCGGTGCGATGCTATTGCCCATGACGTAAACAGGGTCCACCGCTAACGATAGATTCTCAACCATGAACAGGCGGGTGCCCATCAGGTCCATCACGCTCGCCGGGCTGAGGTAGGACGTGGCGGAAGTGTTGTCGATGTCCAGATAATCGCCCGACAGCGTGATATCCGAACCGGCCTGCGTCGTCAGATCGAATGCCGCCCCAGCTCCGCCGCTATTCGGCAGTGTCGCCACCTGCGCGCCTGACAGCGCGGCGTTGCTCGGGATGAAATCGGTCGGCACCTGGCCGAGGCCGGTGCCGTAGAGATCGCCGATCGTCGGCGCGGCAGGCTTGCGCCATATCTCGGCGCCGCCGTGGAACAGCGCGGCGATCTCGTCGGGGCCGCGCCACATGCGCCGGATCGAGCCGGTCGGCAGAAAGGGCATCAGGACACCTCGGTGCTGTAGACCAGGTCCAGCGGGTTCGCGGCCGCGTGGGCCTGCGCTTCCGCGTCTGTGGCGAACCCGACGACCCGCGATCGCAGCGGCCCGGTCGTGATGACCTCATCGTCGGTCAGGGTGATGGTCAGCTCGGCCGTGGCTTCATCGACGGCGACAGAAGCGATACCTCTGCCAGGCGCTCCGGCAGCAGGAACCCGACTTGCCGCGCGCGATGCCTCGACGAGGATCGCAATCCATTCTGCCGGGACACCCGCATTCCGCCATTTCTGCTAATCGATCTTCATGATGCGCCTCGTTGTCAGGATGGGATTTGCGCGGCGGCCCAAGCCCGCTGCGCGGCTTGGTCGGCTGGTATGGTGTCGAATGCCCGGAGTGCAGCGAGGTCGATGGCCTGACCGCCAGATCCGGCATCCGCGCACAGGTAGAGGGTGTCGGCCGACCAGCCGACTTGCGTCGCTGCGGCGACCACCGGCGTCGCTCCGTCGATCGACATCATCAAGTCGCCGCCATCGGTCCAGACCTCGACGATTTGCCACGTCCCGCTCATGCCAGACCCGCTGGACAGAAGCGTGTGGCCCCGGACCGGGGCTTCGAACTCTGCCGACCAATCATCGATCCAGCCATTCGCCAGGACGATCACGGCAGGCCATTCGCGCAGACCTCCCTGGGACACTCCCAGCAGATAGACCTGACCGCTCCACCCGGTTGAGCTGCGGACGGCAAGCACGGCGTAGAAGTCCGGACCGACCGAAACCGGCGCGACCGCAACAGGCGGATCGGCTGCGACCAGGGTGCGATATCCACCCGAGGCGGCGGGCAACGTGCCGGTCAGCGTCGGGCCGGTATAGCCTGTCGGGGTGATCTCGACGACCGGCACTGGTCCGGTTGCGGGCCGTTCCCAGATCATGGCCGCGCCCCGATAGATGCGATCGACCGGAGTGCTGCCGCGATGGACTGCGTCGACCGGGATGTTGCCACGATAGAGCGCCATGCGTTACCCCGCGACGAAATAGGTTGTGGACGGGTCGCGGCTGCCGAGAGCATCGTATTCGGCTTGGGTGCCATCCCACTCCCGCGTACCGTTCACCCGATGGGCAACGGCTCCGGTGCTGTCGGCGATATAGAGGTCGAAGCCGTCGCCGGTACGGACCGCATAGATCGCGTTCGGTTCAAGCGGATCCGGCAGCGTCACAACGACCTTGTGAGCGAGGATATTGGCCATCGCCGATCACCACGCGGTCGTGGACCAGGGCGCGAGAGGCTGGCTTCCGTCATAGAGGAGGTTGCCATCGCCGTCTTCGCCGATCTTGCCGAGTTCGGTCATGTTCGGGTGCGTGTGGCGTTGGGTGACGGCCGCATCGATGTTCGCGGGCGTACTGCTCGGACCACCCGTGATCGCCGCCCAGGTCAGCGAAAGGTCGAGACTTTCGGCCTCGCTCATCTTGATCCAGCTCGTCGTAGACTCTCGCCAGATATAGCTGGCGCCACCACTGGCCACCGTCGCGTCGGCGCTGGCATCGACGACATAGACGGTCTGGGCGTTGTCGGCCGAGATGGCGTCGCGTGCGGCAATGTCATCGACGATCACCGTGCCGCCGCTGCCTGCCGCCACAGCTGCGTCGATCATGGCCTGAATGTCCGGCTGGTCGATGATCTTGCGCGAGCCGTCGCCGGCGGCGTTGGTCACATAGACCTCGACATAGTTCGGGCGAGCGGCCGGAGCCACGAAATAGACGGAGTGCGGTTCAAGCGTACCCGGAAGGGCCGTTACCTTGTGGACGAGGAGGTTGGGCATGTCAGATCACCAATCTACGGTTTCGAGGGGAATGAAGGGGTCGATCGGGCCGGCCACGCCCTGCTCGTCATAGCCAAGCAGCTGCCCGGGCGATCCCGGAGGCAAGCCCGCGGCGGTGGGATCGATGGCGATAGGATTGCCTTCGGCATCGTAGCCGATGACCTGGCCGGGCTGACCTGGAGGGAACCCAACCGGGAATTCGACTGGCGCGCTCTGCGTGACGATCAGCCGTCCGCCTTGCGGGGTATCGAAGCCGCCAAAGGTGATGTCCCCGCGCCGCGGGGCGCCTGCGGTGCCGACCGATACGATGCGCGCGATGCTCATGGGGCAGTCCTCAGTGTTGGGCTTTCGATGACCTTGAGGCGGATATTTCGATCCACCGGCCAAGGATTTTTGCCACCTCCGGGCAGGATTTGAGCAAGATCCCAGTCGTACTCGCCGAGTGGCCAGCCCCTCGTTTCGGTTGCGCTTGCCGCGATCTGGATAAGCCCTTCAGCGGGGTTCAAGATCGTGCACGCGAGGTCTATTCGAGCGACATCAGAAGCAAGTGAAGACCTGATAGTGGCCCCAGTTAGATCGACCGGGGCCTCCTCGGAATCAGTGATCTGGATCGTCACAGTGAATGAGGCACCCCGCTTATGCGTGATGACTTCGGTCACTGTTTGACGCCCGCTTTCAGAAGCGCCTCGACCAACTGATCAGGTGCAGTCAGGTTGAGCTCGGCGGCAAGCTTCCCGCGCGCCATTTCGATCAGGTGATTGCGCGCCTCGCTCTCGATCTTATCCATCCCGAACCGTTTCAGGGCGTCGCCAGCGCCCTTCTCGACATAGGGCAACATTCGATCGACAGCTTCGGAGATCCGCTCACCGATCTCAGTGTCCGCCGCGCGCGCGAAGATCCACTCGATGCCAAGGCCGACCGCGTTTTCGAGTGCGGTTTGCAGAGCTTCGCGCGCCTTCGCGTCGAGTTGCGCCTTGGTGACCTTCGCGACCGCCGTCCCGATCAGGCCGACAGCTGCAGAAGCGATAGCGGTCACCGCCCAGGCAACTCCTTGGTCGGCATAGTCTGCAAGCGATGCGGCGTGCGCAATAACGGGAGCGAATAGCGCGACGGTCATCAGCGCGGAGGCCGCGATATATATCGAGACACGGGTCATGGTCGTTTTTCCTTTCGTTGGGGATTCTCAGCCAGCCAGCAGCGCGGCCCAGGTCATTTTTCCAACGACCCCATCCGGATAGAGCTGGCGCGATTTCTGGAATGCCACGACGGCTGCATAGGTCATTGGGCCGAAGGCGCGATCAGCGTCGATGCGGGCTCCGTGCTTGATCAGGAGCTGCTGCATCTCGCGGACGACTTCGCTTCGGGCGCCACGGCGAAGCACAGGGCGGGTGCCGACCGGCTCGGCGGGAACGTCGAAGCCCATGGCTTCGATCGCCCTCAACACCCGGTCGCGAAGCGCATCGCCGATCTCGACCGGATCGCGCGACGCGAGAACCCCGGCCGGGTCGTAATCAAAGTCCCACTTGCCCCTCTGCGCGACGCCCAGCGTGACCTCGACCTCGGCGTGCGAGAGCACGGTGCGCGGCCCCGGATCGATGCGGTACTCGATGCACAGCTTCGCGACCTCCTGCACCATCGCCTCCACCTGCTCCGGGCGAGGAAACGACGGACAGGAACGAGGACGGGCCCATTCTCCGTTGGCCATCGCAGCCAGGGACACGCCGATCGAGCCAGTATTCAGATCGCGCGTGTGAGCGGCATAGGTGCCTGATGTCAGTGCCCTACCAGGCGCGTTCGCAGCGATATGGTGGGCACCTTGGTGCACCCTGCCCTCGCCATCGATCAGGCGATGATAGCGTTGCTTGTCAAATGCTGAAGGTGTCAGCGCCCCCGCGGTGTGGTGCAGGACAATGCGGTTCATCTGCATGTCGGACTCTCCTGAAACGAGAAAGGCCCGCCATTGCGGCGGGCCTTGAATGTCGATTTCGATCGTGGGGAAGCGGTCGCGCCGCTATCGGCTGGCGGCTATGTCTCGAGGGTGGATCGTGAAAACATTGCTGTCGGCACAGGCCATCTTCACGTGATCAAGTGGATGCCTGGTGTTGACGACGACACATGTGGTCAGGATGAAATTTCCGGGATAGAGTGAATCCATGCAGGGTGGCTTCGCACCCTCGGTCCAGTACTCGATGTCGCGCTCGAGGATGGTGTCGTCGCCCACCTTATAGGGTACCGCCATGCCGCCGTTGCAGATTGGCTGCGATTTTCCGACTTCGCGAATCGTGGTGATATAGCTGCCATCAAACGGTCTATGAATGATCCGGACCGCTCGAAGCGGAATTGGCGTACCTTGTACCGCGTCACCGACCTCGACCGAAACAAGCTCATACCAATCCTCGACGGGCCAGAGGGTGTCAGAGAGCCTGGGCCAGAGACCGAACGCGACGAGGAACGCTAGGATCGCCCCCACGAACGGAGCGCCCCAAGAGAGAAAGAATGACCGTTTCATCTTCGTAGCTTCGCAAGTCATGGCTTGCCGCCTCCGCTGAGAAAGTCGGAAAAAAATCCTTTGAAAGCCGCGATTCCGGCTGTGATCGCGATCATCCATGTGGCAATCGATTTCGACGCACGGAACAGCCACTCCCGGCGCTCCTGCTCTTCGATCAGCTTTTCGATGTCGTCTGCAATTTCGTCGAATGCCTTAAGCCGTTCTCGCATTCTGTCGTGCTCGTCGAGAAACTTGCCCAAGGCCTCCGCGCTCGTGAATCGAGTGAGGAAAAGCATTAGCTTCGCCTCATCGTTCTGACGCCGCCACTCGGCAAGGGTTTGAGGGCTGGAGGGTAATCCCGGCGGGGGGCCATCAAGTCTTTCGGACATCAGGCAGTCCCTTCATCTTCGTCTGTGATCAGCGCGTCGGGGTGACCGATCTCGACCGCCGTCACGAAACCGCCGCCTCGCGACAGGGTGTGATTGACCGAGATAATACGGTAGCTGCCATTGATGCCGGCGCGCGCGCCAACGATGCGACACCTGCCGTCTGGAGTGCTGTTTGGATCACCCTCAATCGTGACAGAGCCGCCTCCGGCAGCGCGCTTGCTGGCTTCGGCCTGTGCATTGGCCTGTCGGCTTGCATCTTCGCGATCATCTGCAGGCGGCGAGATCGTCAAATCAGCATCACTTGGCAGGCCAGTTTCGACCGCGACCTTGTCCCAGCGTCCTGCCACCTGATCGTAGAAGGGTGCGATCACGGTACGAAACAGCCGGCGCCCCAGGACAGGAGCCACGTCCCATCCATGCAGGTTTTCACCGTGGCGGGCGATGGTTTCCGGCGCGTACTGCGCGCCGCGTCGCGCCATGATGGCCACCCCGCGCTGGATCCTGAAATTGCCCCCGATCCGTTCGGCAAGTCGCTGACCCATGTGCAGAAAGCTTTCATCTGACATTGCCCAATACGTGAGCGTGATGTCGGCGAGATCCGGATCGACCTGCACCTGGTCGATGCCAGCTAGGCCGGCTGCGTCCCCGAGGATCGTCTGGACGCTCGAACTGTCCCAATGCTTCCGCAATCGCCCCTTGGCCGCTCCGGCAGAATCGAACCCACGTGCCGTTATGCTCAGCAAACGTCCTGAGGCCCGGGAGGCAGACGAGCGTGTCTCATCAACCGTCCCCTCGAAGACAACCCGCGCACCTTCGCTTTCCCACCCGAACGCGATCGAGATTGCCGCACCGATCGACGGCATTTCGATCTGGCCCTGCGTGTCATCAAGGATGAGCGACGCCGCGTCGCCTTGCCCTCCCGAGCGGAGCGATACCGATGCCGCATGAAGGAGCGGTGCCAGCGTCGATGTGATGTCACGGCCGTTGACCGTGACCACGTAGATTGCGCGTCTTGCCATTTCATGGGTTACCAGAGACTGATCCGGGCCTTCGGCTCGGATGTGGTTTCGGTCTGTCGCGGGATCGGAAGATCAACCGCCGTTCCAATCGGGATGAAGAAACCAATGCCTGCCAGGCCCGGATTGAGGGCCAGCGTCGCTTCGACATATCCCGGCATTGGTTTTCGGAACCGCCGCCAAATGAGCAACGGCAGCGTGATGCGGTCGCCAGAGATGACGACGCGCTCGATATCATCGGTCATCCGATGACCCTCCGATCAGAAGATGCTGTTGAAAACCCCGCTGAGGGTCGAGAAAAATGCGTCGGCAAGAGGTGCCGAAGACGTTCGCAACGCGATATCGACCTCAACGACTTTCCCGACACCATTGCCGTCCAGGTAGCTGGATCTCTCGCTCACGGCGTCGATGACGACCCAGCCCATTAGCCCCCCGTCACCCCGCATCATGTATTGCGGGGCGCCGGACTTGCGCATGAGGGAAAGGATCGTCAGGGCGTTCTCACCGCCGAATTTCTGGGGGAAGAGAATGGCGCGAATAGCCCAGTTCTCATCCCCCTCCCCCGTCCATTCCATCGGCGGCCGCGCACCCATGACGGGCTTGGAAACGTGGCTGGCCGTGTGAGTGCGGGAATATTCGGTGACATTGACCGGGGCTACCTTGAATTGCACAGGACCGATCATCATCAGCATGCCGTCACTCCAATCCGATATCGGCAAATGCAGCGCGCATCGCCGATCCAGCCTCGTTTCTGATCCGCCGCATCACCTCCCCGGCGATCCGGTCGGCATCCGCCGCGGTGGCGCCAGGGAAGGACATCGACGGGTTGATATTGACTGAACCAATCGACAACCCGCCGCCCGACCCACTCGAGTGAACGTATCCGGACTTCTGAGGAGTGATGACCTCGATCCCCTCTTCACCCACGACATAGGTTCCACCGGATGAAATTCGACCACCGCGCGCACGCGCACCGATCGGCGCCTGCCGGCCCGGAACACCAGCACCTTCCGGAGATCCTTCACCTGGGGTCAACGCGCTGCGGATGTTCGCCCCAAGAGCGCGAACGCGATCCACCAGCCTTTGCAACCTGGCGAGCGCGGTGTCGACCAATCCGTCCATGAACTCTTGACCGGCCGCAATCATCTCACCGGCCTGCTCGCGGATCAAACTGGGCAACTTCTTGATTTCGTCAATGATTCCCTTCGTGAGATCGTAGGCACGTTTCTTGATCGCCTGCACCTCGCCATCGCTGAGCAGCTCCTTGGAGAAAAGCCCGTCGGTAAGTGACCTCGCGAACTCAGCGGCGCCGCGAATAGCATCATCGACCGCCTTGAAGCCGCGCGCTGCGCGCTCGAGAACCGGTGCAAGCGGCTCAAGCATCGGACCCAGCCGCTCCATCGCCGGTGCGATGGCCTCGCCGACAGCCTGACCGATGCCCGAAAGGATCGCCTTCACGCGATCCCATTTCCTCCAAGCAAGACCGACGGCGGCGACCGCGGCGGCAATGGCCGCCCAGGCCGGTGCCGAGATGGCACCGATTACTCCAAACACAGCCCCGACCACCGGTGTTGCGGTGCGCAAGCCCGGGGTTGCCCTCGCGATACCGCCCAGGCCAGCCTTGATCCGATCAAGACGCGTCACCGATGCGCCCGACATTCCAGCCAGGGCGGCCTGCAACGCGATGGACGCACGAGCTGCGCCCGCCACCCGGGCCGCGGTACCGCCGATCTTCACCAGACCCAAATGGGCAAGGGAAAGCGCTCCGGACTGGCCTAGCAGCCCCGCGAACCTCAACCCGGCAAGCGCACCCTTGAAGGCCACCACAGCCCCAACCGAAGCCATGAGCTTTCCCGCCATCTGCGGATGAGCCTCGACGAAACGGGCCATCGACTCCACGACGGGCGCCACGGCATCCATCAGATCAGAAAGCACCGGAATCAGCGCAGAACCGATCGTGACCTTCAGCGCGGTCATGACGTTATTGAATCGGCGCACCTTGTTGTCGAAGGTGCCGGCCCGAACCTCAAACTCCCTGAACGCCGATCCAGCATAGTCAGCCTCGTTCGCAACAAGGCCGATGCTTGAACGGACAAGATCAAGGTTCGTCAGCAGCGGTCCCAGCGCCCGCGCCTCGTCACCGAACAGATCCGATGACACTGCAGCCTGCACTTCCCTGGGCAGCGCAGCGATCCGTTCCATCACGTCGATGGTCGTTCCAACCGCATCCTCCTGCATCCGTCTTGCCACATCGGATGCGTTAAGCCCCAATTGCGACAGAGCGCCGTTCTGGCGCTTGGTCGCGCTCTCTCCACGCGTCAAGGCGCGGCCCATGTTCATGAAGCTGGTCGAGGCAACTTCCGCCTGAGCACCCGACGCGATCATCGCAGATCCGAATGCCGCTGCCTCTGTAGCCGCGAAACCGTACTGCTTCGCTTGTGCGCCGACGCGCCGCGTGAAATCGAGGATTTCCGGTGCGCTCGACGCCTGGCTGTTCGAAAGATGGTTCATCGCATCAGACAGAAGCGTGACCTGCTCGAGGTTCAGATCAAGACCGGTCATCATCTTCGCGAGCGACTCTCCGGCCTGATCGGCCGAGATGTCGAAAGCTGTGCCGACCTTAGCTGCTGTTTCGGTGAAGCGGTTCAACTCCTCCCCCGCGATCCCCGCCTGCCCCGCGGCGGCAGCAATCTCTGCCAGTCCGTTCACCGTGATCGGGACTCGTTTGGACAGCTCTAGCAAACCGCGCTGAAATTCCTGAAACGCTTCCGGCGTCGGAAAATCGACGACCTTACGCACGTCAGCCATCGCGCTTTCGAACTCACGCGCAGCCTGCACCGGGGCCCCAATCGCTGCGCGGAGCGTGTAATAGGCACCGACCGCGTCGATGATCCCGCCCCGGGCCCGTTCGACGGCAGCGTTCGTCCGTGCCATCGAGGCTTCGAGGCGCGTGCCGATGCCTGGCGCGCCACGTCCAACACGACCCATCTCCGTGCCCATGTTCCGAAGTGCGCCGGAAACCTTGCGCGCAGGGGCCGAAACACGGTCCAGCAAAGAGACAATCAGACGCGACTCGTGGGTGCGGGCCATAGCGATTCCTCAAACGGCAAAAGGGGCGCGCGGCCCTATTTGGAACCGCGCGCCTTGTGAAGTCGGAGGGCTTCGGTGTGCCAAGCCAGTATCTCCGACCATTCCATATCCATGACGACCGGCAGAGGCGTGTTCAGGATCCCGGCAACGTCTGCGACGACCTTTCGCCACTGTCTTCGGTTCCCTTGGGTGACGCCGTCTCGGGCAAAAAAGCCTCGGCTTCCTCCGCGATCTCGATGATGTCCGACCCATCCATCTGATCGACAGCGTCGGCATCTAGTCCGGTCACAACCTCGACCAGCAACATGGATTGCGCGAATGGCTTGCGATCTTCGAGTTCATCAAGCTTACGAAGATCACGTCCGGTGGCGGAACGCAGGGTCACGACACGAATTTCGACCGACCCGTCATCGCCACCGACCAGGATCGGGGAGCGCAGAGTCTTTTCCATACGCGCCCCCATCAGACGATCCGAAGAATGCGGCGCTCATCCGCATTCTCGTCGTTGCCGTTGACGCGCCAGGTTGCCGTAAAGAAGTCCCAGTAGAACTTCTCTCGACCGGCGAACCAGAGCTCGTAATGCATGACGCCGTTGATGGCATAGTCGTGCGAATGCATTTCGCCGCGCTGAAACGCCTCGGGCTCGACCTTTCCCAAGCGCCCTTCGATGATCGCCTTTGCCTCGATGGCCTCCCCGGACCGCTTGTCCCGGATCACGCCATAGCCGGTAAAGACCTTGTTGCCGGTTCGGCCAAGGCCGAACAGGTCCAGCAGATCCGGATCAAAACCGGCCAGCTTGAAGGTCGGCAGAAGCTTCTCGATACCGACGTTGATTTCGATCCCGACCGTCGATCCACCCGGATGGTGGTCCTGGAACTTTTCGTTCAGCGCCGGAAGCTGAAATTCGGTCAGCGTCAGGTGCTTCGAAGAAGACGGATCATGGTCGCCGCAGAAAAGGTTCACGGCCTCCATCATGTAGAAATTCACGGCCATAGCATGCCCTCTGTTTTCGTGTTGGGGATGAACCCGCCCGCTATTCGCGGGCGGGCGTCAGGCCGTCAGGCCGCAAGCTCGCTGATCAGTCCATCCAGAGCAGCGCGGTAACGGCCAGACTGAATGTCGATGCGACGAAGGACCGGGGACTCTTCGGCCAGGAACTGAACCGAGATACGGCCAGCGCGCAGATCTTCCGGCGAGTTCTGGTCTTCGAGGAACCGTACCTGATAGCCGAGAATGTCACCGGTAGATTGCAGATCGCGAAGTGCCATGTTGAGCGTGTTCAGGATCGCCTGAATCGTCTGGCCGGTGATGTTGAAGCGACCAAGATAGGTCCGCAGCGTCTTGAGCGCCATCAGATGGATGAAATCGCGACCACGGGTGACGTTGTAGAAGCGCCAGAGCTCATCATCACCGGCGTTGTCCGTGCCGATGTACATGAAGCCGCCGTCAGAGATGCCGCCATCGACCCCCATTTCGCCACGGGTCAGGATGCCGATATTCGCCGCAAGCAGTTCCTGACCTTCGGTATCCCCATCTGTAAGGCTGAAGGGGATTGGCCGCGACGGGCCGACGATTCCGTAGATCGGCTGGTTTGCCCAAGAATGGAACGGCCGGCCGCCGAACTCGAAGTCCCGGCGCACCGCGACGCCGAGGATGGCGGGAGAAAGAGGTGCGTCGATGATAGCCCCGACTTCGCTTGTCACATCGAGAATACGCGCGCCCGGCACAACCGGAATGATGCGATCGGAGTTGATCGTCTCTCGCCATGCCTGCGCTGCAGCGAAGGTCGTGGTGGGACCATCCACCACAGCGTGGGCAAGCAGGCGTGGCGCCAGGGCGCTCAACTGTGCGACCACAACGTTTGCGGTCTCCGGTGCGTCCTGCTGCGACGTGAAGCCCGGTGCCGCCAGAAGGCGCGGCGTGAACCCGGTAAGCGGGCCTGCCTCCAGCAGTGCGGAAACGCCGGTGGAAACCCCGTCGCCAGCGACGTTGGCAAGGGTCGCCTCTTCATCCACGCTCTCTGTTACTCGGACGACGACGACGCGCGCGCCAGCCTGAAATTCGCCGAGCTGCGCAGTGATCATGCGAAGCGCGTCGGCAAGCGTTCCGGCATCGCCGAGCGCCGCAATTGCCGCAGCGTCACTCGAGTTGACCGACACTGGCGTGTTGATCGGGAACGTCGACGCGACCGCGTCGGGCGCGGTGCCGACGAGGCCAATGACGGACATGTCGCCCCAAACCGCAGGGCGGGTCTCATTGTCGATGGTTTGAATTGTAAGGCCGAAAGTCGGTGGCATGGATCATGTCCTCTGGTTGCAATGATGCATCGGGCCGCCGAAGCGACCCATGCGTATTCTCGACAAGGCGAACTTCTTCAGGCCTCGATCTGCATCGCCTGACGAAACAGATCGTCGACGGTCTCATCGGTCAGCTCGAGCGCGGCGGCCATCGACTGGATCGTCGGCGACAGGCGTTCGAAGATCTGCGCATCGTCCCAGGCGCCGATGATCAGTGCGTCCCCGCTGGCCCGGATCAGATCGTCGGCCTGATCCAGCAGTCCGGCGTTCAGAAGGGACTGCCGGGCCTGGAAACGGCTCACGGACCATGTCTCGCGTTCCTGCTGGACGGAGGGCAGGACGGGTTGCCAGACGCCACCGGAAAGCTGCAGCCCCACGACCGGATGCAGTTCCTCGTCGAACTGCGCGTGGTGTTCCCGGATCCGGGGCGTCACCTCCTCGTAGATCGCTCCGGTCCAGTCCCCATCGATGTTCTGCGCCGCGTATCTCATGACTGCCTCACTTGAAGATGATGCCAGAACCTGTGACCGTGTTCGGCGATATCGAGGTGCCGCCGGTGCCACCGTTGGCAGTGATGGTGCCTCCCTCGCTCACCACGAAATCCGAAGTGCTGTCGGCCGCGCCGATGCGGGCGAGGGCGCCACGCGCGTTGACCGTGCCGCCTCGCGTTGCAAAGATTCCGCGACCAGCTGCCCCAGAGCAGTCCGCTGTGGTTGCGTGCACCGTTGCGGCACTGCTGGACGCAATTCCGTCTTGGCCCGCCCCACTTAGCACGGCACTTTGAACTGACGCTCGCGTGCCACCCAACGCATACAGCCCACACCCCCCGGCGTTTGAGAAATCGGAATTGTTCGCGTCAAGTGTTCCGCTGGTCTGCAACATGATCCCGTGAGAACCGCAGTTGCGAACTCCGCCCGAAATCACGCGACCGCCGGCGCCATTGAAAGCATGAATGCCGAACCGACCCTCTGCCGGGCCGGTGGCCATCATGACAAATTGCGCATCGATCTGCGGGATGACACCGCCACCGCTGGCGCCAAATGCCGGATAGCCACTTCCAAATTCGGTATTCAGATAAGCGCGATCGATGAAGACTTCGGCGTCTTCACTGGAAATCGTCAGCCAACCCAAATTGACTGCGGACAGCAGAACCTGCTCAGCCATAACAAAGCCGGAAAGAAGACGAAGTGTCGTTGTAAAGCCGCCGGGTGCATAGGCTGGCCTGCGACCCGACAAATCGGCCAGTGCCAGATTAATGGTTCCGTAGTCACCACCGGGACCGATGGTCACCAGCGACCCGGCCGTCAGAGCCATCTCGTTGAGACGATTATCAAGGTTGTGGGTTCGATTGGTGAGGAGCTGCAGCGGCCAGTTCAGAAGTCCTTGGTCAGAGAGAACGTTGACCGGCCCGCCCGTCGGAGGCCATCCGTTCTGCAGCATCGGGATCGTATCAGGGTACTCGTCGGTTTCAGTGAATCGTGGGACAGATGCTGCATCCACCATGTTCTAGACCTCATAGCTATAGGTGTTGCCCAGGGCGATGTCGTCTCCGACCAACCAGAGGCCGTCGCCGATCCGATAGTTCACGCTGGTCAATGAGACTTCACGAAGGCGGCAGCGCGCCGGCACAACGTTCTTAAGGCGGCCCGCAATTCTGCCGGCCTCGGATCTCGTGATTGGCGTAGGAATCTCAATCCAATAGTCAGCCCATCCATAGTTCGAAGGACCGATCCGCCATGTCCCTCCATCCTCCCGAGCTCCACCAACAAAGACGTCGAGATCACCAAGTCGGGGAAGGTCAGGATTCTCGATGATCACCGCATCCGGATACCCCAAGGCCTCCAGTGCAAGGGATGCCGCGCGGCGTGTACCTTTGATCCGGTGAAGCGTGATGGCTGCAGCCACAACTTCGCGCTTACGTTCGGTGGGCCAGGAGGCATCCCAATCATCCACTGAGAGAGCCCAGGCAAGCCATGGCAGAAACGCCGATGGCGCCGCTGCAGGGCGCCACACCAGCCGGATATCCACCGGTATGTCGAATGCCCCCGGCAGCGCACCCGCCAACGCCTTCTCGGCCGGCCCGCTGTGCGGCGGCAGAATGTCGTCGATGTCAGGCATTCGATCACTCCGTGACGGTGATCGTCACCGTGGTTGCAAACGGGGCCACGTTCGGTGCGGCAATGATGTCGGCGACCGGCGCAGTGATGACGACGCGCCTGACGCCGGGACGATGCAGGGCACCATGTATTCCTGAGATCGCGACGGTCGCACCAATCGCATGAGCCGCGTCGAGATAGTCGGACAGTGCCGCCTGCGCTTCCTCGAGAACCACGCCGGTATCTGGGCCGTCGAGCATTTCGATCCGTGCGGTGACCTCGAATGGTGCAATGGTGGCCGAACTCACCGTGACCGTGTCAGTCAGAGGCCGAACGTCTTCGGCATTGACGGCCTCGCCCACTATCTCGAGAAGCGCTGGAGCAGCGGTTCCGTCTCCGGTCGCCGACAAGACGTACAAGTGAACATGCCCGGAAGGTACCGGGAGGTTCGGGTTCCCCGGACCGATCACCGCCACATCTTTCACGTCTGCATCGGCAGATAGTGCATGGAACTCGTAGGCGCCGCGCGGGCCAGCAACTGAGAATCCTTCGGGCGCGATCTGGATCCGTGAACGGAAAGAATCGTCGCCTTCAAGAACCTCATCGTCGTCTTCGGTTTCCTCCTGGATAACGGCACGTTCGACGCCATAGAGCGCACCAATATGATCAAGGTCGCTTCCGGTCGCGTAGGCGAGCAGAACCGCCTTCGCTCCATCATTGATCTCGGCTCTGATCATCAGGACATAGGCTGCCGCGACCTGGAGAACCTTGTTCGCCGCCTCGCTCTCAAGCTGAAGAACGGGCTCAATGTTTGGCATGAGTGCGATGCACGCGGCCTTCATCTCGGCGAGAATGGCCTCGTAATCAAGCGTCTCGACGATCTTCGGCGCCGGCAATGCGCTCAGGTCAACTTGGGAATAAGCCATCGCTTCACCTCACCGCCACTTCGCCGCCACCCAGTGTCACGACGATTTTTCTACTGCCTTCTGGCGTGTCGTCTCCGACCAGTGCGCGCGGCCGGTAGATACCGGATATCGTGACTTGAAGAGCGCCCGTTCGAGCATCGCTCCCGTCCAACGAAATGCTTTCCACGGTGAACCTCGGCTCCCACTGCTCGATCGCCGAGGTGATCGAGGCCATGACCGGAAGCATTTCCTGCCGATTGATCTGTCGACCAAGAGCCTCCGGCACAAACGACCCGTACCATTCGCGCATAAAGCGGGAGCCGAAGCGCGTGAGGAACATGTCGCGCAGGGATTGCACGACATGCGGCCAGCCACGCAGATTGGCGCCGGTCATGGCGTCGATACCGACCCCGGGGTCTCTGCTTGTCGTCGCCATGATCCGACCTTCTGATTACTTGCTGTCGTCTTTGCCCTTCGCCTTTGGGGCGGACTTGGCAGCATCCTTTGCGGCCTCGCTGGCGTCGACTCTCGGTTGGACATCGGCTTGTTCCTTTCTCAGGATCAACGTGCCCTCCCGAACCCCGGCTTTCGCTTGCTGTTCCGTCAGAATCAGCTCGGGGCCGACGCCGCTGTTTCGTTGACCGGCGACAAACCGGCCCGCCTTCTCGGTAATCACATAGCGGGGCATGGTGCCCTCCTCTTGCTAGTGTGGGGTGCTGGTATCTGATGGACCCGACATCACTGCACCATGGACGTGCGTGGCGCCGATGTTGGTTCCGTCGTGCCTCACCATGCCCCCGGTAATGGTCAGGCCCGTTTCACTGATTTCGATGAAAACGCCGTCAGCCGTGATCGTCAGCCCACTGCCTGTGAGTTCGACGCGAACACCTCCGAAGGTGAGAACGTGCTCACTCGCGGAGGTCGAAGGCGGCGCGTTTCCCCCTCCGAAAGAAAGCGGCGTGGCGATCCCTTGCGAGGTTTCACCGCTCGGAGCGGACAAGATCATCTGTTGCCCAACCGAAGGCGGGCTGTGGATCTTCAGCGCACCCGCGGTCTGCGAGTAAGGCACCCACGGCGACAGCATTCCGTCTCCGAGGTCCAGACGAACAAGCCCGTTGGCAGGATCAACCTCTGAAACGACACCCTGCCTGCCGGACGCCGCCAAACGCCTCTCCAGCTCAGCGACGCGACGTGCGATCGCTTCAAGTTCATGGATCATCGCGATCGTTGTCCTCGAATTCGGCCTCTTCCAGCGGGACAGGATCATCCGCGCCGACAGGGCCAAGGCCGATGCCGGAGATGGTTTCGAGGTTCACACCGAGTTGCCCGGCAAATCGTCGCCATTCGGTGATCGGATCGCCCTCGGCATCTTCCCGAAGAACATCGGCAATTCGTCCGAACTGACTTTCTGACATAAGCGTAAGGGCGCGGTCCCAGGCCGACCCCGCTTTCAAGGGCTGACCGGGAACGGGATCCACGAGTGGCTCAAGCGTGAGCACGACCTGGCGAATGGCAAAGCGATTTCCCTGTTCAGCCGATGCGCCACGTCTCGACAACCGGCGCGCGCAATTGGACGCGACAAGCCGCCATATCTGTGACCAGGTGCCGCCGCCCATCGTGAGCGCTCGGATCGCCTGGCGCTCAATCAGGTCCAGCAGAATTTCGTTGGCAGCGTCGCGGCCGGATATCTCGATGATCTGTGCTGTCTCCGGCCCGTCGGGCCCGTCGGGCCCGTCGGGGTCCAGCGATACGGTCGTACGACCTGCATAGACCACTTCTATGACAAGCTCGACCTGGCCACCTTGAAGAAAATCCGCAAAGCCCGTCGGGGCCGACTGATCATCATCAGTATAGATCACGATCAGCGGTCGGGGTTCATCGGCTGAAGAAACACGCTGATCGATGGGATCGATGTCAGAATCGAAGACGGCGTCACCGGCAAGCGTGTTGCCGGTGATCGCCTGTACCGCCGCGATCCGTAGAATGGTGCGGGCAAGGCTCATGGTTCACTCCCATCGGGTGATAACCAGCTCGAGATCGCCGGTTTGGGTCGGGCGGAGGTTCGAGATCATGAATGAGCGATGCGGCTCATCGACAAAGCTCAGTTGATCACCCTTGCGTATCCCATAGGGAATTGACCGAACCGTGGTCGGGGATAGCCACACGACAAGGCTTTGGCCCGAAACCTTGGTGGATCCGCCTGACGCACCTGCCGTGCCCTGCCCTCCTACGGTGTCGATCGCTGGCCCCGAGGAATAGATTGCCCGGACCTGAACGGCCGGACGATCAGGGTCGGCGCCCGGATCGACATATTGCGATCCGGGCAAGCGTGGGGTGATGGTGATCGCCACGCCGAAAGCGTCCTCGACGGCGGCGGATACCATCGCGTCGAGTGCAGCAAACGGATCAGGCATGTTCGCCTCCTTACGGGGCGATCGTGCCGCGGATCAGGACGCCCGGACGCGAGCAGTATTGCAGTGCGTTCATCTGCGATTCCAATTCGACCCGCTTACCGTTGGGCGACTCCCACTGCTTGGTGTAGAGACGCTCGCCCAGCGTGTTGACCGTCTCGATGTAGTCGGCCGGCGCGTAGATCGTCTTGAAGAGGCCGGGCACACCCACCGGGAACAGCTGCGCTTCATCCGGCTCGATGAAGGTGGTGGTTTCACCGTTGGTGTTCAGATAGGTGCCGCCGCGATAGTTCTCCCACACGATCCCGCCGTACCCGAAGGCGCCCCAGGACATATTCTCGAGCCCTTGCGCGACCTTCTGCTGGCGAAGCCATTCCGCCTGCGAAGTTCCCTTGAAGGTTTCGCGAACCTCCGGCGACTGCAGAAGGTTGTCGAAGAAGGTATCGCCGACGAAGGCATGCAAGCGATCAAACGATACCCCGCCCAGCGTATTGCTGACCCGGCGGATGGCAGTCGAGCACTGGGTCATGAACGAGCCGTCGGCAGCGCCCAGATCGAAGGCAATCGGCGCGGGCGCCGCAATACCGAACGTCGAGAACAGGTCGAGGGTCGGCATGTACAGTTCACCATCGCTGGCGCGCTGGTAGACGACCTGACCGGTGATCGCACCCATCCGGGTCTGCTCTTCGGTAAGGGCGAAGCTGTCCACGTGGTTCATCTGCCGGCGATTGACCTTGGCGACGACCGTTTCCAGGTCCGATTCAGAACCGAATGCACGGATGTTCTGAACCTCATCGGCGTTCACCGCGTCGTCGATCTCGAAGTGAGGGACCAGAAGCGGGATCAGCGAGCGGCCATCCTTCGGCAGGGTGTTTCCCGGCCCGCCCCGCGGCGTCGGGCCGACGACGCGAATGATGTTGCCTTGCACTTCCACCATCGCGGTGGTGGTGCTGATGCGATCCACATCGAACAGACCCATCCGGCCAATCCGTCCGGCCTTGTAGTTGATCTCGTTGATCGCCTGGGTGAGTTGGACAACCGAGAAGGCGTCCGAATTGAAGATATTGAGGCTCGGCATGGAGCATATCCCTCGTCATATTGCGCCTTCTCGGGCGCGGGGTTGGTTCAGCGGACGATGATGCCCACGGCGGCCAGTTGGGTGTTCTTGGTGGTGACCTCGGCCGGCGTATCGACGTCGGGCGCGTAGACCAGCGTGTGACCGTTCACTTCGGCATCACGGGTCAGCGCGGCGACATGAATGTCTCCGTCGGTCGTGTCGCCACCATAGAGTGCGATGGCGACTGCGGTCCCTGCGGCGGCGGCCGGGACGTATCCGGAGCCGCTCGCGGCAAGGACAGTGTTGGGCGCGATCACGCCGTTGCCTTCCAGCAAGGTGATATTTTCGCGCGAACGGCGACCGGCGGACTCGGAAAGAATGCACGCGGTCGGGCGGTTCCCATTATCGGTAAGGGGGGGCATACCCATGTCTCCTTAGGTTGTTAAAAATCAGCCGCGACCGGCGATTCCGTGGGGGATTGAGATCAGCCGCGACCCGCGTTGATCTTCGCGATGCTCTTCTTGTGCGCCGCAGCGCCAGAAGCGGCGTTCGCCTGTTCCTTCGCCGCAGCCTCGGCCGACGTGCCGTCGCCGCCGCACTCGACCTGCTCTGCGGAACGCTCCGCGATCGTGCGATAAGCGCCGGCTTTCGCCTCGGCCGGCATGCCGGCGAGGAAAGTGGCGGCAGCATCGGCGGACATGTCGCTGTGGAGTGCGACCTGGCGCGCGGCAGCGGGCCGATCTTTCGCGACATCACTGCTCATGATGGTCGAAATTCGGGTGCGCTCCGCCTTCGCGCTTTCGGCGCACGCCGTATCCATCTGCGCTTGGGTATAGCCGGCGTCAGCCCCCGGCTGGGTCTGGGTCTCAGTGCTCATGCGAGCTCCTCTCGATTGCCGGGCGGCCGGACCGGCGCGCCGCGATTGAAGTTCGGCAAGAACACCTTCGAACGTGCCGAACCGGTCGGCCAAGCCAGCCGCGATGGCCGCTTGCCCATGAAAGACGCGCGCCTCTGTAGCGCGGGCCTGATCTTCGGAAAGCCTGGGGCCGCGCCCCGTGGCGACACCCGCGATGAAGCGGTCGTAGAGATCATCGATCGTCGATTGGACGTCGGCCCGGACGCTGTCCGGCAACGGGCCAAGCGAGTTGCCGTCAACCTTGTGCGCACCGGCATAGATGAAGGTCGGGGCCCACCCCTTCTGCTGAAGCTCTCCGGCACGGTTGACGTGCAGCATCAGGACGCCGATCGAACCGACGACCGAGGTCTCCGATACAACGATCTCGTTGGCGGCCGAGGCGATCCAATAGCCGCCGCTGCATGCTGCATCATTCACCACCGCGACGACGCGCTTGCTCTTTGCCAACTCCGCAATCTGAGCAGCTACGGTTGTGATGCCGCCAGCCTCACCTCCGCCCGTGTCGATGTCCAGGATCACGGAGTGGACAGCGGGATCGTTGGCGGCCTCGCGAATCTGGGCGCCGATCCCCTCGTAGGAAACCAGCCCGGAGTTCGCGCCGATCCAGGCGCCGCGGTTCACTAGCGAACCGACAATACTGACGATCGCGACACCGTTGACAAGGCGCGCGGTCGAATAGCTGCCGTCATCACGGCGGTTCGTGCCGAAAAACCGGCTCGCTTCAGGTGAAAGATTGTTCAGTTCGGGTCCATCGATCCCGATCCGGCCGGCGAGAACGTCCATGATGATCGCGGCTTTGTCCGGATGAACTACCAATGGACGGTTCAACGCTCTCTCAGCGATATGAAAAAGGGGCGCCCGATTGGACGCCCCTGTTTGGCCGATGCTGGTCATTCTACCATCTCCCACCCGACGCGAGGGCGAACCGCCGCGATCGCTTTCCTTGAAGCCGCGCGCACCGATCTTCGAATCCACGGATCACCGCGAGGAGCTTGTCGGGATCGCCCTTGGCGAACGTCAATTGGCGCTCGACGCCGTTCGGTCCGGCCCGAAACCGAACCTCAGCCGCGCTGCGACCCGCGATCATCCCGAAATATAGCTGCCGAAGCTTCTTGGCCGCCTCGCACGGATCGCTCTCGTCGATATCAAGCGTCGTCACTGTTGCCCTCGTCGTTGTCTCTGGCCTCGTCTTCCGATCCCTGCGGACCGCCGCCTGAGGCGTTCATGTAGACCGGCTCGCGCAGGCCATAGTTCTTGCGCATCTCCGCCTCCTGCTGACGCGCCGCGTACACATCCTCGATGTCCACGCCGAGCGCGTTGGCAATCTGGCCCTGCGACATGACGCCCATCCTTTCGAGCGCCTCGAAGGCCTTCGCGGCCTTGAGGACGTCTGCCAATGGTTTGGGAGATCCGAGCCACAAGGCGCGGCTGGCGGCCGCCCGGTTTGCAATGAACGCCTCAACGCCGCCCGGAAAGGGGATGTCGCCCCTTTCGATCTGCTCTTCGAGCCACGCCTCATAGGCAAATTGGCAGAACGGAGCGACGATTTTCTCACGGCGCGCAGTCGTGACCTGGAATATCTCCGTCGTTCCGTAGCTGTTGGAATTGTACGATGCGCCCTGATACTCTCCCGTGAAGGACTCAAAGGTCATTCCAAGCGCCCGAGCGATTTCACGCTTCAGGTCATCCGCGAAGGCCTTGTAGTCGTCGCCTGGGGCATCTGTCTGCTTCAGCTCCAACTTGTCGCCCGGCATCAGATGGGCAATTCGCGCGTTCTTCCCGAAATCGACCCCACCGGCTTCGTAGAACCCGGCAATCATTTCGAGATAGGCACCGAAAGCACCTTCGCCGTTCCTTGCGAGCTGCGCCTGCTCTTGCGCGGTCAGCAAGCTGTTGAGGGCATCCTCGGTCGGCATCTCGGATTCGATCACTGCGGCGTACAGTGTCTTCAGGACTTGTCCGGCCAGCGTTGCGTCAGAGAGATCGTCAAACTGCCGGATCACCTGAAGCGCTGCCACCAGGGGGCCGATTCCACGATACGCACCCAGCGGGCCGTCGTGAAAATGTCCGAGAACCCGACGACCAGCCGTGTCGCGTAACGGTACCCGCTTTTCCTGCCAGCCCATGCTGGGAACGTGGGTCTTGATCTCAGCCGCGATCGGTCGATCATCCGCGTCCAGGTAGAGACCGGTACGAATGCCCCTGAGGGTGTCATCCTTCCGAGACAGTCGGTAAGCCGGCATCACGCGGATCTTGGTGCCATGATGGTTCCAGCTTCGTTTCCGCCAGACGACCTCCGCAAGAATTTCGCCGGTCGCGATCCAGCCCCTGAAAGCCGCATCTTGCAGCTGACCGAAAGACCGCATCCCATGTACGTCGCACTCGTCGGCGCGGCGTGCCCACAGCTCGAAGCGCTGTTCGACCTGCCGCGCCCATTTCTGAGCTTCGGCATTTGTCATCCCGAACGTTTCGTTTTCAGGCTGTGCCTTCAGGCGCAGGCCGGTGCCGACGGTGTTGGCGACGCACTGTTCAATCGCGCCGGAGAGCCAGCCCGAGTTGATGATGGCATCGTTCGCCCTTGCCGCCGCCTTTTCCCAGGCGGCGGCGACATCGTCCTGCGCCTCGCGCACCGACGGGTTCCAGCGGTTCATGGCAACGGACCTGCCGCCGCGCATGTAGCCACTGACAAACCGCGAGCCCGCTCCACCGATCTTGACCGGAGCATCTGCCGACGGCCCGGATCCGGCGCCACCAAAAAGCCGCGAAAGGATCGTCATCAATTCACCTGTTCATGCGATGCGCCAGTCCGGCGAACTTGTTGCGGCGGGCTATCCCGCCGGTGACTTGTCGAGACGGAGCGGCACGCTCAGGTTTTGCGGGAGGCGGTTCAGGCGCGGCCTCATCAGAAACGTCACCCTGTGCGCGACTCGCGCCTTCCGGAATGCGCTGGACGTTGAGCGAAAACGCCATTGCCTCCGCGATGCACTCCGCGTCCCAAAGGTGGTTTTGCTTTGAGAGCCGGTTCCAAACCGGCTTGCCCTCGACCACCGTCCGAACCTCAGACACCATTTGACGACAGTAATCTTCGTCAATTTCGCTGTGCACATGAAAGGCTCCCGGCGCAGTAAGCGGCGCCCTGACCTTCGAGAGGACCAGCGATTTGAAGAAGTCCGTCGAGATCCACGCGAGGTTCAGCGAATAGCTGGCCTTGCGACCGTCTTTCTTGACCTCGATCTTCGACATTCGCAGCGGCGGGTTCTGAACGTCCTTCCCCTTGGTCGGGGTACAGATCCAGCTATACCTCCGGCAAAACTCGTAGACCTTGTGCTCATCCCCGACCGAACCCTTGTCAGGCCGATAGCCGGAGTCGATGCCCACGCGCTCGATCATCATGCCGCCGATCGGGGACAGGAACAGATCGGCCAGCGCATCCCAAACATCATCCTGGCCGGTAGGCCCGAAAAGCTGTCCGCTGGTGATCAACCAGGACGATCCCCGCGCACCATAGCCGCGGATCACGTAGTAGAGGCTGAAGCCCTGAACATCGACGCCCATGACAATCCGCAGCGCCTCGGCCGGAACCTCACCTTCTGCATAAGGCAGCGCCCGCGCCTGAATTTCCGTCCACTCCGGTCGGTCAGCGGTGCCGACCGGCGACGAGCATTCGCCAAAATTCGCGTTCATGACGGTCTGCAGCTTGTCAGGCTCACCCGTCGCAAGTGCTGAGAGGTAGCGCTCGGCACGCTCGCCCCAGCTCACGAATGGACTGCACAGGCCCGATGTCCAGCACGACCAGGTGGAAACGTCTGGCTCGTTGACGCCTTCGCGGGCATCCTCGATCGTCTGACCCGGCGCGATCTGAACGCCATTGCGGATCATGTCCAGTTTGATCTGCCCCTCCGGACCCTCGTCGATATGGACGCCGCAATGCGGACAGATCATCCGGGCGGCTCGCCGCGCCTGAGCAGGTGTCGATCCCTTCGGCCACCAGAGATGCTTGTGCATCGGAACGAAGAACTCGCCACAGTCCGGACACGGCCATGCGAAATGATGCCTCGTCCCCGATTGGAAAAGCCGCCAGATCGGGCTCTCAACTAGTTCGGGGTCTGCCGGCGACCACATCTCGAGACCGTTCACTTCATCGACTTCGGTCTCCACTGTCCCACGAGATGGCGTCGACACGACGGCCGCCACGAAGTCTGCATAGGTTTCACCCCGCGCCTCGAGAAGCCCAAGCGGATCACCCTGCCCTTTGATGTTGGCGGTCATCTCGTCGTACTCGTCCGCGATTCCCAGCGCCGCCGGGTCTGATTTCAGGGCCGTCGAGCTGCCGGCTGATGCGAGCCGCAGTCGAACGCCGGCAACCCACTTCAGTGTTTTCTTCATACGGCGTCCGCGCACGACCTTGGCCGCAAGCGACGGTGCCTGGTCGAGAAGCGCCATCAGGCGCGGTTCGAACTGGTCCGAGACGAAATCCCGGGACGGACCCACGTAGATGATCGGCGCCGGGCGCTGATCGAGGCGTGCCCCGATCGCATCCATCAGGCCTTCGGTCTTCCCGCTCTGGGCGGCGGTGACCGCCACGACCCGACGATGCGTCCGCTCATGGATCTTGCGGATGAACGGTATCTGGTAGGCTGTCAGCCAGGGGTCACGCGGACCGGGCTTTCCTGTCTCAGGCCCATAGGTCCGGTACCGCTCAGCCCACTCGTCAGGCGTCAGCACCTCCGCCGGCTTCATCAAGGCCGATGCCCGTGCGAGCAGCACCCGACATTTCGGCGAGAGCCTCACTGATTTTGCGCCGCGCGACATGAACCTCGGTCTCTGCCTTTTTCCTGATCGTCAAATCGCGGCTGATCCTCGCCGGGAGCCCTGACAACTCGCCACTCACCACGCCGACCACCTTGTCGAGCGCCATCGTCGCGTCCTCGATCGAGATCAGCTCGCGTTCGCGGATCGCAATCCGCTGCTCGATTTCGCGCGTCCTCGCGTCAGTCGCGCGAGAGGCAGAAGCACTTTGGCTGCCCTTCGCAAGCTGGTCATCCATATGCCGGAGCATTCCGCGCATCACGCTCTTGAGGCTGTATCGGCCCCGTCCCTCTTTCTCGAAATATCCGTCCTTCGCCATGCCACGCACCCAGCGATCAGTTCGGTCGCATAAGTTTGCGATTTCCGGAGCGGTCAGAAACAGATCGTCGATTTTTTCGGCCTTGCTCATGATCGAAATCCGGAACGGAACCCTGTTTTGATTTAAGAAAAAACCGCCAAAAGCCCGGGGCGGCGATGCTCCGCGCAAAAAATACCTATATTTCGGTCCCTTACGGGGGTGGGCCGTCTGCCCCACCCCTTCGGCAGGCACGTCCGACCTCCCCGACCGGGTGCCGAGGCGCTCCTTGGGGTCAGGTCTGGGTGGTCAGCCGCGCTCGAGGATGTGGCGCAGCTCATGCATGGCCCGCTGCAGGACGACGGCGGAGCTGACGTCGAACTCCCTGATCGGCTCAGGCTTCATGATCTCGTTGGGGATGGATGGTCCCCACAACTTCTCGATCGCGTTCATCCTGCCGGACTTCGAGTTGAAGCCCCCTGTGCGGCGGAAGACGTTGCCACCGATGGAGCGAACGATGAAGGATGATGGAAAGCGCCGGCTCTTGTTCCAGGGGTTCGCCCTGACGCCATAGGAGAACTGGCGGGCGCGAAAGTATTTGAGCGGGAATGCATTACCCTTTGCATTTATTTCCGCCTCGAGTTTGTTTGACCGGGCACGGATCAGTTTATTGGCCCGTCCAATATCTCCAACCTTGATTCCAGTTTGACGACGCAGGACGCGGTTAATCCGCGTCCGTGCTTTCGCCGTTTCGTGGTTCATGGCTCGAGAGAATGCCTTTCGGGCTTTACCCTGGCCGACGCGATAGACTGCCGCCTCGAAGTGTGTCCGGGCGTCTTTGTCGATCTCTCGGATCTCGAACATTGGGCGCCCGCCTATGCTGGCAGATTTCGCTGCGAATCGGGATTCGCGCGAAGCTCTCAGCTCTACTAAGGGTTCAATTGGGGAGAGATGGTAGGATAAGGGAGATGACAGACACTTGGGGTGTCTGTCACTCCCCTCTTCCCTTTGATCTCAAAAGGCCGCACGCGAGGCCTTGGAAGGATGATTTGCTCGGATCGGGTCGGAAATCAAAATAACATTTAAGTGATACCTATTGTCGGAAATATTCCGATCAAGGGAAGATGCGTCAATGATTGCTGATCGTATCGAGCGTCGCGCGCCCCATATCACATTTGCGAGAGTCGGAAATAAACGTGAGACGGCAAAATCGGCTGTGACATTGTGACGTGACGCTTCATTTGCGTGACATCGATGGATCTCGGTGGTCCGACCATTGAAAACAAACGATAATCGGATATGACTGTATTTTTCAGGAACAGAGACCTTCAGGGAACGTGACAACGTGACATGGGGTCCATGTCACCTCACCGGGTCAATGTCACAAACCGGGGTGTCGGACATTGATTTCAAAGGAATTTCGCCTCGGGATTGGGAGGGTCCGTCTATGTCACGTCACCTGTCAGTGGTTGCCGCACTTTGTGCCGCGCTGGGCACAGGAACCGCCTCGGCGGCGCCGGTCGAGTATCGGGATGCGCGGCGCGCCAAGCAGGCGCTCGAGCTCCACTATATCGATGAGCAGATCTATTTCCCGGTCAGGTGCGACATTGAGAGCGGTGAGATCGAGGAACTCAGGACATGGCTCTTATGCTTCCCGGTTGGCATCGCCGAAAACATGGGTGGCCTATACGTCGCCGAATATGACGAGAACGGCGAACTGCAAATCTGGGCGATTAACGGCAAAGCCATCCAGCATATCGGTGGCGGTACCGAGATAATTCTGCAGGACGAAAACATGTACCGGATCCCGGCCGCTCGTTGGCCAGGTGGGATCCTCAACATACCCTCGGCGCTGGAGCTGTTCTGATCTGCCGACACGGTCGGAGGTTGCGCCGCATGTTCTTCCTGTGTTCTCATTGCGGACAGATCGACTCGACCGACAGAACACCATGCCCGCAGTCCCATCGTCAAACAGGTTCGCGAACCGATCCATTCAGGATTGTGCCCGTGAGGGCATGATCATCACCATGCGCTGCAATGGCTGCCGTCGGCAGGTCAACTATTGGGCGGCCGATTTGGTGAAGGTGGTCGAGGATCCCTTCCACGAAGCGCGCACCCCACCATGGGGGTGCGCTCACTGCGGGACAGGCGAGTTCATGGCGATGCGGTGGCGCATTCCTTCCGCGACAGAACTACAATCCGGATTGACCGTCCGGCGCCCGGTTCGTCAGGTTGTGAGATGGATATGGCGCGACGAGAAGGCGTGACAGCATGTGCAACCTCTACAGCAGCACCCTGCCCCAGGAAGCTATTCGCCGGCTGTTCGACGGCCTGGACGACCGCGTCGGCAACCTCGAGCCCGGCCGGGTCTTTCCAGATCAGATGGCACCGATCATCAGGAACGCATCAGGCGACGGGCTCGAACTGGTAAAGGCGCGATGGGGCATGCCATCGCCTCCTTCGGTGCTAAAGACCGAGCGCGATCCCGGCGTCACAAACGTCCGGAACCTGTCATCGCCGCACTGGCGCCGTTGGCTTGGAAAAGAGAACCGTTGCCTCGTCCCGGTGACCAGCATTGCCGAGCCGCTCGGCAAGGGCAAAGGGAACCAGTGGTTTACCGCGGCAGATCCCGACCGGAACATGTTCTTCGCCGGCATCGAGACACGCGGGTGGAAATCGGTCCGCAAGGTGAAGGACGGCGAGACGACCGACGACCTCTATGCCTTCCTCACCTGCCCTCCGAACGCCGAGGTTAAAGCGGTTCACCCGAAGGCAATGCCTGTCATCCTGACCGAGGAAGAAGAATGGTCGGCCTGGCTCGGCGGGATCGACGCGAAGGAGCTGCAACGGCCCTTGCCAGACGGGGCGCTCCACCTCGTTGAGAAGGAACAGTAGAAATCGCGAATGGTTTGCTGCTCGGCTTCGAAAGCGCGGTCTGATAACCTGAGGGTTCGTTAAGTCGGATCGGCCTTGCCTCTGTCTTGGGTCGCCCTTTGACGTTACGACACACCACCGATCATCTGAGCGTCCAAGAGACATGAGCCCTCGTTTTGAAAAACTGATCATTCACGTCGGCGACATGAAGACTGGCACCACCTCGATTCAGGCGGCTCTGGCGGCCCGGAACGTTCCCGACGTCGGCCTGAGCGTCGTCTATCCCGGTGGTGCGTTGAACCACAACGAGCTGGCTCAGGCGCTAGCAAACCCGGCCGGAACCGAGATCCGTCCGAGGATCGCCAAGCTACGAGAAATGATCGAGAAGGCTCCTGACGGCGATATTTGCATCATCTCGGCAGAGAACCTTTGTGATGGTTCGCCGGCGGTGATCGCAAAAGAAATAGACCGATGGCTTTCAGATCTTGCCCGGGACGTGACGGTCATCCACTATGTTCGACCACACTTTGGCTACCTGACATCGCGCTATATCGAAGCGGTGAAGACCGGAACGAGTGTCGGCTCATTTGATGCCTGGACGGCCATGATGATCGAGAAGGACATGCACAAGGCGGCGCCTCGGGTTGATGAATGGCGCGGGGCGATGCAGGGGCGATACATCGCCCGCGCATTCGTCAGGAGTGAACTGGTTCGAGGTGACGCGGTTGCCGACTTCTTCACGCAGGTTCTGGGCCCCCTACCCGACCAATGGACCGCACCGAAGGGCAACAACGAGGCCTTGCCCGTTGAGGCTCTGGACGCGCTGATGGAACTGCAGAGCAAGTTCTGTCGGCTACCACAAGTGTTCCGATCGGCGTTCGGACGACATTTCGCGATGGTCTATTCCGACATGTTTGGTGGTCGTCCGGCGACCAAGTTGATGCCCTCAGCCGAACTGGCCGAAACGATTCACGCCGCCTGTGCTGACGATGCGGATCGGCTTGATCGTGAACTTTCTTCCGGATCCGCATTATTCCGAAATGACCTCGATAGCTGCCTTGAATCGTCAGGAGACGCGTCGGCATATTCCGGCAAGCCGCTGACCACTGATGAATTGGCGGAGTTAAGCGGACGGCTTTTCGCTGAGATGGCCGAAGCACTCGGTGCAAAGGAGTGCGGTGCCGCGCTCCATAGTCGCCGATCCGCCAGGCTTGTTGGCATGGCGAGTGGGCATGACTGAGTGCGAGCTACTGAGGCGCCGCGACTGCCGCCACAGTCACAGTCACAGTCACAGTCACAGTCACAGTCACAGATCAAAAGATCACACGCCTCGACGAACTCCTTCCCTAGCGTTACCTTTTACGAGCAGCGCAACAAGCCTCGCGCCGGTTCAATAGGTCGAGTTCGGCCGACGGGCACGGACCGGCTCTGCGATGACGACGAGAAGAGACGGACATGACCCATGATGACCTTGAATCAAACTGCATACTGCGGCAGACAACACTGTGCCTGATCCCGGAGATGACCGAACTTCAGGTTTGGTGGCCCTCGCCGAGATGAGGCGTCATCGTGAAACGACGGATCGAACGACGAAACAGACCTGAGGTGTACGCCTTACCTTTCCTTGCTCACCGATACATCCGCGTGCAGTTGCGCGAAGTAAATCGGCATACACGCCGAATTATGATCGACCCATACGGAATAGTTAGAAAGATCGCCGATGAGAGTTTTTTTCCACGGTCCAGGCTTGGCAGTGCATCGCCCTGCCTTTCCGCTCCCGAACATGAACGGGGTTCAGCCCACAGCAGTCGATACGCTGTCCGGGCTTAAGGAATCCCAAAACCTCACTAGCAACCGCGGCAACATCATTCACGCCGAAGCTCCGGCTAGGATATTCAGGAAAGATGCAGTTCATTCTGGCTATGGTAACATCGCCAAACTGCACAGCTCTTTGGGCGAAAATTTTGCAAAAAGAATGTCGAAAAATTTCGATATAATTATTCTTTCTATGGCTAACTTCATCCGTCCGAAGGTTGAGTTCGACCGAATTTTGACGGCGATGAAATCCTTGGATGGTCGGGTACCTTTTATGGTGCTCGGTGCCGGCATGCAAGGCAATTCAGATATTTCAGAACTGACTCCATCCGTTCGGGAGGTGCTGTCGTTCTTCAATAATCATGCTCTAGTTTTCGGAGTCAGGGGAAAATTTACCGAGAGCTGGCTGCACGCCAACGGTTACGACAAGGCTCAGGCTCTAGGCTGCCCAAGCCTTTACAGCTTTCCGCAATCGATCCTGTCCATCGATGCCAGTGAGGTACGGACTAAAGGAAATCGGGCCAATGTTATGACCGCGGGTTACTTGACCCTAAAAGATGGTCATAACTTTCAACGAGGGAAGAAACTGGCCAAGGCGATGGAAGGAGTGAGGGCCTCGTATGTTTTTCAAGACGAGTTTCTGGCATATCGAGAATTGGCCAAGAAGCCCTTCAGCTTCAACGAGGGAACTAACACGGCAGATGCAGGGCTTCTCAACAGCGCGTTGAGTGTCCAGACCGGGGCGGCGATCGATTTCGAGCGCTATTACTATTTTACGGAAGCAAGTGCTTGGCGCCAGGCTACCCTTGCGCATGATCTATATCTCGGTGACCGATTCCACGGCGGCGTCGCTGCTCTGCAGGCCGGACAGCCGGCCATCTTTCTGGCTCATGATACTCGCGTTCAAGAGCTTACGGATTTTTTCGGGTTTCCACGGCTAACCATTGATGAATTCGCGAAAATGGGGCTGGCAGACACGATCGATAAATATCTGTCGGATGACATTATTGGAGACTTTAAGGAAACATATCGCAAGCGTTATGAAGCGTTTTCAATGGTGATGGCAAATCATGGACTTTCAACTGTCGCAAATCTACCGGAGATAAATTAACTCAAGACTGAGCAGGCCTCGTATTTCTCGCAGGAAATCGCAACGTGACAACTTGGCATGAGGTACTGTTCCTTGGCCGTTGGAAGGAATGAACTTATTACACATCTTACCCTTCATATCGGTGATCCGAAAACCGGAACATCCTCGATCCAGTACGCTTTGGGACGGGGGTTGGTGGACGCTAGCCCTCAGCGACTGGTCTTATGGGAACAGTCCAATGCCATTGCTCTAGCAAGAGCCTTGCAGCCAGAAGGTGTCTCTAAACAGTCCAAGCGTTATGGAGAAGTGCGCGATTGGATATCACGCTGCGACGCCGATCACGCTGTTATTTCATCGGAATTTTTTTCCTTTTGCGTCCCGGCCGTTTTGCAAGACGTCCTACGCCACCACGTTCCTAGCCATGCCGATACAGCGCGAATTATCGCATATGTGCGCCCGCACACATCGAGATTTATGGCTGCCTTCATACAGCATACAAAAGCAGGAAAAATATTTGATGATATAGGGACTTTCTTTGAAAATACAACAAAAACCCGGAGTATGAACCGTGCCGGAAGATTTGGCCGCTGGCGTAGACAGTTCGGCGAGCAGTTTACTTTGCGCCCTTTCATTCGGGGCGAACTGCGCGGACAAGATGTGGTCACAGATTTCGTCACGGAAGTTCTAGGTAGCGATCCCTTTCGCCTGACTTCCCCAGTCGAACAAAATGTAGCAGTTCCGTTGCAGGCACTGGCAGGAATGCAACTTATGCACCGCCGACTAAAGCATGCCGGTATACCGAATTTCTGTCGGGGAATATTAGGCGGAGCAATGGCCAATACCTTTCTTCCAATGGGTAAGCTCGAGGGTGAAAAACCAGAACTGGATCGCGCAACGGCCGCGGCATTGATCAAAGTTTGCGCGGCAGATGCGAAGAAACTGGACAGGATGTTCTTTTCTGCGCCGCTGATGCAGGAGACTCTGGAACGATCAATCGACAAGGTGAGGGAACGTCCAATTGATCTGACCCCATCACTTTATTTTTCGCCCGCCCGTAAACAGAGGGTGATCGCGCTGAGTGACGAAATAGCTAGGTCTCTCGCAGAGAAGCGGAAAGTGTGGTTGTTGCATCAGAAGGTTCGGAAGCAGCAAGTCAAAGTATCATCTGAAGACAAGGCTAAACTCGCAGAAAACCAATCCTATTTGGAGCGTGTCGACCGGGGACTGGCGGAACTGGCGGACGTTTTGCGTGAGGCATGAATAGCGAGAGAGAGAGTGGCAGACATGGCCAGTTTAATTATCCATATTGGTTCTCACAAGACGGGAACTACCGCGGTTCAGCGGGCATGCTTCAGGCATCTGAACGAGGCTACCTCCTATATCAACATCCGTCCCACGGGTACGCGTATTATTAAGTCGTCCGGGCAACTGGAGAATTTTCGGGCCTGGATTGATTTAGATGCTGTGGATCAACTGTTCCGTCCTAACCAGGAAGAAATGCGGTTTATTACCTCGGATGAAGAATTCTTCTGGATTTACGAACCCGATTCGGTCGAGCGCTTTGCCGCCCTACTGAGACAGCGGTATGACTCAATCACTGTTCTATGCTATTTGCGCCGGCAGGATCGGTTGGCAGTGTCGCACCGCAAACAGGTCTCCGAGGGCAACACTCCCGCTGCACGGTTTTACGGCGTTATGGCCACCCCCCTACCAGAGTACGCAATGCATCTGGACCGCTATTTCGACTATAATGAAAAACTGTCCGAGATTTGGGCCAAAGCCTTTGGCCGACAGAACATTACCGTAGTTCCCTATGATCGCAAGACCCTCGTCGGAGGCGATATCGTCGAGGACTTTGCTCATCGTTGTGGCTTGCAGTTCAACCTAACCGAACCCATACGCGTGAATTCGTCACTGGATGGAAATCGTACGTTCTTGGGCCTGAAATTGTCGGAACTGAAGATTGCCAGGCCACGGCGCAAGAAGATAATCGATCGTTTGCCGGGCTCTGGAACATTCGTGCCCGCCCGTGCCGAAGCACAGGCATTTTTAGCACATTTCGCAGAGGCGAACGAGCGGTTGGCCCGGAACTGGCAGTTTGAGGGTGCACCGTTTCGCTTTGATAGGGATTTCACTTTCTATCCGGAGTCCCGCAGTCTCTGGAGTACCGAAAGCGTGGAACAAATACTGCAGGCTGTGCTTCTCGGAGGAGCCGGGCAAAACGAGAAGATGTAGATGCCTGTGCTTCAGGGCATTTGACGCTACATCACCGCTGATCCAGCTGGTTTAACCGACAACCTAAACGGTTTCGGTTGTGACGCGGCGCTATTCGACGCTCCGCCTGGTGCTGACCCGCGCATCGGGCATCAGCGGCAGCGGCTCATTTCCACGGCTCCCTTGCCACTGATCGCCCGGAAAAGGGCTTTGGTGGATGGGGCTCCGGTCATGAACTTTCGCCTATGATCTGATCGCGCAGCTGGCGATCGGTCAGCGGAGTTCGCTGCCGAGCCAGCATGATGCGACCCAACTCGCGCCGGGTTACCTCATGTGCACCCGCCCTTATGGCAAGCCTGCGCTTGGACATTGCGATGTCGAAGTGCTCGTAGATCGTGCCGGGCTTTTGCAACCATTTGCGCTGGACGCCGATCAGGTCGGCCATGGCCAGCAGTTCTTCGGTTGTGTCAGCCATCATATGGCACATCTTCATGCGGCCGAAGGGTGCCTGCATGTCGTCGACATAGACTGTCATGCCGCCTCCTCGAGGGCATAACCGCCCCACTGATCCGCGCAAGCCTCGGCCACTCCTTCGTATGTCCGGCTGCGGATCTTCCAGCGGTCAGGGCCGGGCGGCGTGCGATGCACCGCGTTCCAGCGCTTCCAGTCATCGCTTCCGCGCTCAGGCTCCGGCAGGCGGTTGGTCTCGGACAGCTGAGGCAGTCCGCGCAGGTAGAAGCCCGTCGCCTTGTAGGCGGGCTCGCCGAACCAGAATGGTTGCACCATCTGCGGACGAGGCAGATCGGACGGCATCCGGTCGCGCGCGAGGTCGTTCATTTCCGGGTTCTCGATCGCAACGCGCTCGATCGGCGCTCGCCAGCAGGCGATGAACAGCGCCACGCCTTCCTCGAACTCGGCGCGGAGATCTTCCACCGTCCGACCCTTGGGCAGCTTCTTGGGAGGCGTCCATTTGCCGGGCCCGGACATCCAGCGCCGGCCCGACCGGCACAGCCGGGTGCAGGGCGGATGCATGACGGCGAGCAGATCCCATCCGTCATCAAGCAGGTCGCGGACATCACACATGATATGGCGGTTGCTGCCATCCTCGGCCGGCAGGAGATCGCAGGACCAGACATCATGGCCTCGTGCCGAAAAGGCGCGGCGCATGACGCCAGAGGTTTCGCAGCCAATCAGGATCTTCATGCTGGCACCCTGATCGTCGCGACGGTCGTGTTGATGTTCGTTCCGCTTTCGGAGAATGAGCCGACCGGCAAATCGTCCCAGCGAGGCCTCAGGTCGTCGAGCTCCCCATGGTCATACCTCGCGGTCGCAGGAAGAATTGCGCGCAGCAACCCGCCGGGCTTCAAGAACCTCAAGGCATGCCTGACGTGCTTGGCATAGTGCCGACCATAGAACGGGGGATTCATCACCACATGATCGAAGTCGGCGGTCGGGATCGTTTCGAGGAAGTTCATCCGCATGACACGATGGCCCTTGGACTCGCACATGGTTGCGCGGACAGGATCGACCTCGCAACCGATGACGTCCCCTCCCGCATTCCGTACAGCATCCATGAAGCGCCCGCAGCCGCATGAGGGCTCAAGTACGCGAGCTCCCTTCAGGCTGTAGCCGTCCGCGATGACGCGATTAACGACCTCGACCGGTGCCGGGTAATACTGCAGATCCTTGCTGACAGACGTGCCCGTCCGGTGTTTCGCCGGACGCTCGTCCGGGCAGTCAGGCAGCACATCGCCATAATACTCAGCCAAGGCATTGTTGATGTCCCGGAGCGCACCTGTCGTGAAATGCAGATGCCCGTTGCCGTTCTGGAACCGCTTCAGCCAAACGCCACGCGCCGGGACGGTACGCGTCTTCGGTTTCTCGACCATATCTTGGCCGCGCTTCGATATCCGTTGGTATCGCGGCAGTTCACTTGGGTCAGCGAATTCACCGCCGTCTCGCAGCGCCTGGCCGTCGTTGAGGATCAGGGACAACTCGAAGCCGTCCATAAGGGGAAGGCCCTGGTACGCCGCGAGCGCATTGAGCAAATCGCGGAGGCGGTCATACCCCCACGAGCCCCACGATCCGACGCTCGAAAGGATCACGCGCTTCGGCAACCCTTTCATGCCGATCTTCATCTTCTCATGGCTCTTGAAAGCTGGATCCAGCTGCGAAAACACCTCGGCCATCCCACGCAGGATGGCCGAGCGCGGGTCGCGGTATTTGCTGAAAACCTCCCACACGTTCTGCTCGGTAAAAGCAGGAGGCTTGGCAAACATCTGTTCGAACAGGCGCTTGTCATTGGCGCTGGCGATGCGCTCAAACCCACCGACCTGAAAGACGTGCCGCCACGCTGACTTCAGCAGGCTGTCCGCGAGCGACGATTCAAAGGGCGGAGACACGTCGATGGTAACATTGCCCCAGGTGCCACGCATGGTCGCAGCCGACTTCAGTGCATTACCTGCGCGCTTGAACGCCTCGACCTCTTGAGACAACTCATCCCGTTTGGCCTCGTACTCCGCGACAAGCTCCGCAATATTCGCGCCTTGCCGGCGCGTGCTGACGTCAGCGCCGGTGAGTATTTCTGGATCAGGGCGAGAGTTCATTCCTCGCCCCCACCGACAAACGACCACCCGTCGCAAAACATCCGCACGTCACCGATCCAGTAATCCGGTCCGTCGGTTGGATCTGATCCATTGCAGTAGAAGAAGCCGATGGAGTGCGTGGCCTCCACCGGCGCCCTATGCAGCGGGTTCGCCTCGCGGGGATGCAGGATGATCGTCGCCCCGTCCGGGATCGCATCGAAATCGGTTCTGATGTTGGTTTGGTCCAGCATGGCCCCTCACTCGCGCTTGTTTCTTGTTCTGCTGTTCTTCCGAGACATGCCCGACGCCGCGCCTCGGCGCCGGGCCTCCTGTCTTCTGATGAGGCGACCTCGCCGCCCACTGTCGGAAAACCCGACCATCTTCGTCTCCTGTCGTCGTTCGATCGATGAGTGAGCCTTGTTGCCCATCTCATGAATCGGAAATACTCCGACACATACAAAAGATCAAGAATAAATCGGATAATTTCCGACTTTACGCAACGACCGTCAGGCGATCCGCCGCGCGGGTGATGGCGGTGTACAGCCACCGGCGAGCGTCCTGGCGAAAGATGCAGGACTCGTCGTATGTGATCACCCTGCCCCACTGGCTGCCCTGCGCCTTGTGGACGGTCAGCGCATAGCCATAGTCGAACTCTTGCGTTCCACGGCGATCCTTCCAGTGAACATCCTCGATGCCGCCAGCGAAGAACTCTCGCCGCACCACAACCGAGACCGGATCGCGCTCAGGAAAATCCTCCGACGTGACCAGCATGCCGACATGCTCTCTGTCGCAGCGCTCAATCTGGATCACCTGGAATATGCCGCCGTTGAGCAAGCCCTTGTCCTTGTCGTTCTTCAGGCACACGAGCTTGTCGCCAGCTTCCGGAATAGGACCATCGCCGCCCCGACCGAGGGCCGATCTGATGCGACGATTGAACGATGACCGGGTACGGTTCATCCCGACCAGGACCTGATCTGCCTCGACAACTTCCTCGGTCGAGAGCGTTCCCCGCGGGACGACCCGGCTATGGCCGTATTCTCCGATCCGGATCGGATCACCCTGGCGCGCCGCCGTCGCCAATCTGATGATGGGATTGTCCTCGGCCTGGCGATGGATCTCGGTCAGCATCACGTCGGGATCGGCGTTCGTGAAGAACCCTGCCCCTTTTACCGGGGGCAGCTGCGCAGGATCCCCAAGTACAAGGATCGGCCGTCGAAACGAGAGAAGATCGGCGCCGAGTTCCTCATCCACCATAGAGCACTCGTCGATGATGATCAGATCGGCATCCTTGGCATTGCTGTCCCGGTTCAGGCGGAAGGTGGTTCGCCCGTAATCATCCTCGTCGACGCGGTATATCAGGCTATGGATGGTCGATGCGCCCGCGCATCCGCTTTTCTGCATCGCGAGCGCCGCTTTCCCGGTGAAGGCGGCATAGGCGACGGAGCCGCCGATTTGATCGGCGAAGTGCCGCGCGATGGTCGTCTTCCCCGTTCCGGCATATCCAAACACGCGCATGACCTGGCGGGTGATGCGCCGGCGGCCGCCGATCGAGGCCATGCAATCGCGGTGCCAGGCCGCAACGGCCGAGACCGCTTCGGATTGCTGGGAGGAAAGGGTCACTTCCCTTCCACCTTGCCGATGTTCTGGCGGTGGACGGTGAACGTGACCGCGCAGATCCATGGATTTGTATCCCAGCCAAATCCGCGCTTGGCGCTCAGGCTGTCCCAGAGAAGCCGGAATGCGCCAGTCGCGTGGGGCCACCACTGATCACGGTTGCGCTCAGCGTTCGTCGTGCCCCAGCCTTGCCGAACCCCCGGAGCAAGGAACACGAAATCATCCTTGGTGCATCCGGTGGCGATATCCTCGGGTGTCGGATCAACGCGGGGGATCCCCTCGGCCAACGCATCCGCCTCGCTGATCTCCTGCAGCCGCTGCACGCGCACATCGGTGACGATTAGAGTGAGGCGAGATGCCCAACGGGGCATGTGGATGGATGGACGCGGTCTCTCCCACTCACCACAGCTCGGACCACCATCAGCCCAATACCAAGTCTCGGGAATGAGAGAAACGAGACGCGATGGATTTCCGAGGAGAAGCCGTTCGCTGGGCGGAGTTTCTGATAGCCAGTGCTCCCCGCTCCACGCCTCTCGCACCCACAGCCGGTCGCCGACGACGAATGGCACGTTCCAGCAACTGTGGACCTCGCCTGTTTCGGGATCTCCATCCCATCATTTTCCGTCCTCGCTAAACAGCGCGTCAAACGGACCGGGTTGCGGCTTCAGCACCCGCCTCGTCTGCGTCTTGCGGCCGTCCAGAAGGGCGCGGATCATCGGGCCGCTGAAAAGGATGGGGCGGACGGTCATTTCAGGTCCAGCCCGTGATAGCCGGCGCAGGCAGGCAGGCTGCTCGACGGAACGGCGTAGATGTTCGACGGCACACCATTCCAGCTCCGCTCGATCACGGTGCAGTAGGAGATGGCGAATCCCACGGTCAGTTGCGTGCGATCCGGGCGCGGCTGGTAAATCGCGAACATCATCTGCGCCCGCGCCTCGCGGGTCTGGCGGGCGTCACGTTCCTTCGCCGTCTCAGCCAGCCCGTTCGCTCGCAGGGCCTTGTTCGCGGGGCCATGGACGTTGCCGAGGTGAGCCAGCGCGATGCGGTCGCCACCGGCCTGCCGCATGTAGGGGAACACGTCGGCTTTGGCGCGGCCGAACGAAACGCCGAGGAACGATCCACTGGCGCTGCCCATCATCGACTGGCCCACGTCCATGGTCGGGGCATTGGCGACGGCTTCGACGTTGACGTTGCCGACATTGCGGACCGTGGAGGTACCGCCGGCGCCGCCGGCACCGCCATAGGCATTCTGGCTCTGTCTCTGACGCTGGTTCTGCTGTTGCCGCTGCCGCTGTTTCTGACGCTGCTTGGAAATGGCTTTGGCGCGGGCCTTGGCCTGGGCGGCAGAGATCGCAGCGGCATTGGCGGTGTTCGTGATCGTGTTCGTCACGTCGCCAACGGGAACCGGCTCCGGCGTCGGTGCCGGCGGGCAAAATTCATAGTCGCCGGGTCCGTGCTGCGGGTATGTCTGCCCGCCGGGGCAAACCAGCGTGGCGGATGCGGTGCCGACGGAGAGAAAGAATGCCGCGAGGGCACCATTGATCGAAATCTGAATAGCGTTCATGATCATATTGTCCTTTTTTGAGAGATTGGACGATGGCGGGCACCTGGCCGGGTGTCCGCCGACTTTCAGACGTCGCCCGGAAGCGATGCCCCTTTGCGGATCATCAGTGAGAACATCTCGCGCCTCACCGTCGCCTTCGGGCGACGATCCTGCTCGGCCAACCGATCGGCTGCCTCTATGACTAGCCACGGCCGCCGCGCCTGGAGCACTTCGACAAGCTTCTCGACTGAAGATCGATGGTTCTCGGAGACCGCCCCGAGCCATGGCCGCAGCATGATGTCAGAGAAGTTGGCAACAGCGTCGGGATCAAAGGCGATCATCGCCTTTAGCCCGTTGGTCACCGCAGTCTTGCGGCCCCCTTCCACGAGGGTGCGGATCAAATCGATGCAGAAGACCTGTCCCGGCTTCTTTTCTTTCGTGGATGCATTTCGGGTCATGAGGCGACACCCGGCATCCGCGACGGCCGCCCGGCACTGGATGGCCCAATCCTCCCCTGCCGCGAGCGCGGCGCGATAGATTGTGTTCGATCGAATCCTGATCTGACGGGTGTTGATCTCAATGAAGGCCTGCGCTTGCTCCTCCGGGGCCACGAGCGTGACCATCGCAGGAATGCGTTCGAATCCGCAGAGTGCCGCCGCGTGTGCACGATGCTGGCCGTCGATCAGCGCATAGCGCCCGCCTTCAATCGGCGCGATCAGGACAGGCGAGAAGCGCGCCCACCGGAATTCTTTCGCGATGCGCTGGATAGCACCCAGGTTGCTCCGGTTCAGCGGCCGCTGGTATCTGTCGTCGATCACCAGTTGCGCGATCTCGACCCACATCAGCTGTGGCGCCGATTGAGAAATGGGTTCGACTGCAATCAGTCCATCGAGAGAAATTTTCCTGTATCGGCTCATGGCGCGGCCTCCTGCGCACGAGCGATGCAGTCGATCGGCCGGGACAGATCAGAACAGATCGAAGGAAGCTCGGCCTGCTTTTCTGCGGTCCACATGAAAAGCCAGGCATATGCCGCGAGTGCAACCACCACTGCCAAGGCAATGAGTGCGACCGCGTTCAGGATCGCCCGCATCACAGGAAGATCCACAGCAGCACAAAGATCGTGAGCACCACTCCGATGCTGGTCAGAGCTGCGTTCAGCGGGATCGGGTTGTCATTGTCGTTTCTGTCGTCGTTCATCTTTCCGGCTCCATCGAGAAAAGGAAGGGATGTCGATGTGGTCGGAAATAATCCGATTCTAAGATCGAAGCAAGATTAAATCGGAAATATTCCGATTCTTTCTTTCGCGCCTGACGAGATCCTCCGAGCATGACAGAACCCGAGCGATGTCACGGGCGCGATAACCGGCGTCCAGCATGACCCGGATCGCTTGCTTGCGCCGCTTGATCCGATCAAGAACGACAACCTTGCGGCCACGTCGCGCGAAAACAATTCGGTCCAGATCGGACGATCCGGTCAGGTACTTCTGCTCTCTCAGATTCATTTTTTCTTGTCCTTCTTGCGGCGCTCGGCCTCTCTTCGAACGAACCTGTCAGCGCCATAGAACGCCATCACATCGAGCGTTTTCGCCGCAATGCGCATGTCCTCGATCATTCCCTCGTCGAGCCATACAGGCGCGCCCTTGCAGCGGGCCGCGGGCGGCCTCCACTGATCGATTACGCGCCGCAGCCCCCACGCCTGGTCGCTCAAGGTCAGGGTGCGTTTTCTCTGCGTGTCGTCACTCATGGGAAACGCCATCCCTCGCGAGACCCTGCGCGATCTGGGACAGAGCCCGGTCCCGAAGACGGTAAGCGTGACCCTTGGTGATGTTGCGCCGTTTGAGAGCGGCATCGAACCCGGAAGCGCCACCTCGTGCCGTCGCATAGTGGAGCCACAAGCCGAGGATCCGAGCGAGGCCGACATTCCCCTTGTTGACCAGGTAGATTGCCTGCCATGAAAGCGCCGCCATAAGGAAGTCGGCTCTCTCTGGTTCGACCGGCACCTTCATCGGCCGCTCGTCATCCTCTTCGTCTCCGGCGATCTCCGGGATTCCCCAGCCTTCTTCGAGGTGATCCTCCAGCGTCGCCTTGAACGTCGGCATTGAGCCACGAACCGAAGCGGGGCCAACGGGCCCTGCGTATTGCTTGGCCCAAGTGACGGCCTCGACAAGCGTCTCACGGACGCGCTTTGGGGTCCAATCGCTCATCAAAATTCCTCCGGATCGAATGGCAGGTTTCCGGCTCCTTGCTCAAGCGCCGGCGGCAGCTGCTCGTCGTCGTCCTTGCGCCGACCGCGGCGCTTCGGCTTGGCTTCGTCTCCTAGGCCCGGTGCATCCTCGAAGCCGCGAACCTTCTTGCCGGTAAGCCAGGTCCAGCCCTCTTTACCGGTCAGGCTGTCGATCTCGCGCTTGTCGATGATGCCCTTCTGGTACAGGAAATCCGTGGAACGGCGGACGTTCTGTCTGAGGTTGTTCTGCCGGCGCTGATGCGCCTGCTCCTCGGTCTCGTCCTCTTTGATATCGAAGGGATCGTTCTCGCTGACCGCCTTGATCTTTTCCCAGAGATCGCGCCTTTCGACGGCCATGTGGCCGCGAGACAGGCCACACGAGCTTGGAGCGATCATCCCCTTCTCTTTCACCGCGTCATAGATGATCCGAAGGAGGACGGCGTTGTATCCACCCACGATGATGCCACGCGGATCATCAGGCTCGGACTGGTAACCCGTCGGTTCGGCCACGATGCAGGAGGTGACCGGATCTCCATCGGAGTCCCGACCGATCTCGATCGAAGGCAGGACAAATTTCGCGCTGACACCGTCCTCGCCATCTTTCTGCTTGGAGACGACCCACTCTCGGATTTGCCTCCCATCCTTGTCCTTGCTGTCGGTAACCTTTCTGACCGTAACGACATTCTCGACATTGCCGAACAAGCTCGTGTGACCGCGTGCCTTGGTGCCGCCGGCGTTCAGGTGGTGGACCAGCATGACATGTGCGCCAGTCGCCTTCCGAACGCGTTCGCAGCGCGCCAGAACCGTACCCATATCCTTGCCATCATTTTCGTTGGCGCCGGGCGTCGCCTTGTTGAACGTGTCGATCACGATCAGTTCGAGCGGCACCGGCATGACCTTCTTCCAGTGCTGACACTCGGCAATGAACTCCTCGACCTGGTCGTCGCTGTTGAAAAAGTCGACAGGGTTCTGCAGCAGGACGAATGGTACATCTTCGCCCGCGCATTCATGCTTCTGCCGATAGGCCGGTAGCCGCTTTCTTCGAACGCCGTTGGCACTCTCCCCGGCCTGATAGACCACGCCGCCCTGCTGGACGCGCTTGCCGAACCATTCGGCGCCCCGCGCGATCGCCAGCGCCATGTCGATACAGAGGAAGCTCTTGCCGCTTTGGCTCTCGCCAAGGAGAAAAGAAATCTCGTTGCGCGTCAGAATGCCCTTGATAAGCCATTCATGCTTCGGCCCTGGATCATCGATCTGCGACCAGCCGATTGCCCCGAACATGGATCGGAACGGCGCCGCCTCGAATATCCGAGCACCCATGTCAATCGCGTCGTAGAGATCGTCAGAGTCGTGGTGAGGAAGCCAATCGTCGATGCCGCCCTTGTCAGGAAGCCCATCGAGATGCAGCACCCTAACCCGCCTGGCGATATCCTCGAGCTTCCGGCCCACCAGGTCAGCGTGGCTGCGACCGGGATCGTCATTGTCGGGGAGGATGACGACATCTGCGCCCTCAAGATACTGGTTCAGATCGTCTGACCACTTCCCCGCACCGCCGTGATTGCAAGTCGCCGGCACGCCTTGTGCGCGGAGCATGTCCACCTTTTTCTCGCCCTCGACAATCATCACGGGGCGGCCGGCGTCGATATCTTCGCGCAGCTCGGCAAGGCGATAAGGAAGCGCTTCTAAACCCTTAACCGTATAGCTCCAGCCGTTCTTTTTCGACGAATCCGGCCGCCGCTGAACGAAGGTCTTGGCATGGCCCTTCGGATTCTCAGAAGGATCAACCGTCCAGTCGTACCGGCAAACCTGGTAGCGAAGGACGCCATCGCGATCGGCATAGTCATAGGTCGCCGTCAGACGACCGTGATCGGGAACACGATTTGGCAGCCAGTTACCGTCGGGGTCGAGGCGCGCGCCACTTGATCCATTCGGGGAAGGCCCTCGCGGCGGTGCCGCGTCATCCTCGACATAGTATCCGTGATCCCGAAGCCACTGAACAGCGGCGCCCCCGGCGACTGGTGCCCCTGCCCGCTGCTCGATGAACCAAAGGACACCGCCGCCAGCATTCTCCTGATGGTCGTAGAAAATGCCGCGTTCCAAATCGACGCTGATCGAACCTTGCTTTCCGAAGCGCAGTTCCTTCGGGCCCGATAGGCCCTTGTTCTCATCTCCGAGCAGTTCGCGCGCCACCGCCGCGGCGTGCTCCGAGAATTTCTCTCTTTCACCAGACACTGCCTGCCTCAATTCGTTCTTCGGTCGATCTGGAGGCGGGCGTGACAATCACGCCCGCTGCCGTAGATGTTCAGCGTGCGGCATTGCGAAGGAGTGGCATGGACTGACGCTCGGTGATCGAGGTCGCATAGATCCAGCCGGCGATTGCGTCGGCCTCGTTGTCATCGGCCGGGTCAAACCCCTCGAGCCTCATCGCGGCCATGACGGCCTTCTTCGGATCGACGGGGCGGCCGGTGCCAAGGACGTGCTTGCGAATTGTGATCGCGCTGGCTTCGAAGACCGGATGCGATGTCAGGTGCGCCGCGGCATCCACCACAGCGCAAAGACCGATCAGGCGGCGCTTCGTCTTCCAGTTCGTCAGGCCAGAACGGTCCATGCCGGGTCCGACCGGGGCCTCATAGACAACGCGCTCGTATCGAGTTGCGATCAGCTTGTCGCCCAGCCATCGCATCAAGGTTCCGAACGCCTCGGCGTCATCCCCACCTGACCGACATAGGCGAAGACGACCGCTGACCGGTTTCTCGCCGGGTGCTCCCTCGCACCAGCCGGTGGTCGTTGCCAGATCGAGGAAAAGGATCGGTCCGACGGAGCTCATTCCTGAACCGCATTCGGCTGGAACAGCAGCTCGCCGTTCTGATTGCGCAGCTCATAGGCCGGATAGGTGACCTGAAGGATCAGGTCTTTGCTCAAGATGCAGTCACTTGACTGGCGAACGCGCCGTGCGCCCTCACCGTCCGGGCGGCTGTCGTATCTCGTGCCGAGGATGAAGCGCTCGTCGACGAGCGCCTCCATGAAATCATCAATCGTCGGCTCGTTTGTCTCAAAGACAAACACCGCCTCGCCTTCCTCACCTCCGTTCCGAGTTCGGATGGTGACCTGGTAGAACATGCTCTCATCGTCACGTTGGATGCATTTCTCGCTCGACATCGTCGATCTCCGTTCGTTCTTCGGGATTGGTTTGGTGCGAGGAGAGGGTTCTGGGGACAGGCCCTCCCCTCGCGGTGGACGACGGCTCCGCAACTAGCTCGTCGTCTCTCCTGCGCGCCCCGCCGCCGGTCGGAGGAACTTGACCGAGGGCGCGCGAGAGATCAGTGGGCAGGCGCGCCGTCAGTCGCGTCGCCGATCATCTTCGACAGGGAGGTGACTTTGCTGTCCTTGCCGGGCTTACCTGCCTCGACGTCCTCGATGATGCGACGCATCACCTTGGTGTGGTCCTGGAACATGTCCGACGTGTCGAAAAAGCCCATCGCGTGAAAGTACGCGACACAGGCACCGGCGATGGCAGCGGCATCAGCAGGATCTTTTCGTGCCAGTCGCGACGTGAAGGTGAAGGCCGTCTTGTCGAGATTGTGCTCCTCGACGGCCGTCTTTGTGGCCGACCCGGCCTCGCCATTCATCTCGGTCGCCTTCGATTTGGCGGCATTGACCGACTTGATGGCCTTTCTGAGGGCATTGGGGTCGAAACTGGTGTCGGGGGCATCCTTCAGCTGCTTAGCCATCTGGATCATCCTTTCGCAGGTTGCGCCTTCGAGAACCGCTCAGCCGCCTGTGCAGCTGCCACGGGTTCGATCTCGGCGGGTTTGGGCCGCGGCACGTCGTCCGGCCATGCGAGATGCGCCGGCCAAATGGCCGAGACGCGGGCGAGAACCGTGTCGTAGGTGCTGACGCGGATGTCGCGATTTCGGTAGTCGCTCACCCAGTTAGCGTCGTTCTTCACGATGCGGCCGAGCGCGGAGGGAGGCATTCCTGCCTCTGAAAGCAGATCGGTCAGCCGGTTGAGCCGATTGATGGTCGTTTCGCGAAGGGTTGGGGCGTAGGTGGTCATACGCCAGCTATATGTCGGATTATTTCCGACCGTCAAGATACGTTTCCGATTCTGTCGCTTCCGGCAACTGGAAAATTCCCGACTTTGATCTAAACTAAGCGCTTACTTTCTCCGGGACCGGTCACCCTGAGGCAGTAGATCGAACGACGAAGAACGACTGAACACAGATCGAGGAAAAAATGGAAAACCCCCTGCGCGCTCGGATGGCCGAGCGCTTTGCTGCCACAGGCATCAGCCCTGTGGCGGTAGCTATCAAGATCGGGAAGGGCCGGGATTACATCCGGGATTTTCTTGAGGGCCGGAAACAGAGCATCAACTTCAAGCTGGTTAGCGAGATCGCGAGGGAACTCGATTGCGATCCGCACTACCTGACCGGCGAGATCGGCGCGCCAGATGGTTCCAGCCTCAGGGTGTCGGGCATGATCGAGGCGGGCGTCTGGCGAACGGGCGAGGCCGCGCCGACGACCAACATCCGAATACCGGCCGACTCCCGCTACTCACAAGAGACCCAGAAAGCGTTCATCGTTCGAGGCGATACCTGGAAAGACGCTGGAATCGACGACGGCTCTGTGGTCGTCACGACCAGCGAATTACCAGCGCGCGACGGTGATCTTGTGGTGATCACCCAAGAGGGCGACGAATCGTCGTTCGAGACAACGATCGGGGCCGTGAAGAAGCGCATCATTGAGGTTCCTGGAGGCCGAAACATTCCCTTTGAGGATGCCAAGATTCTCGGAATCGTCGTGATGGAAATGAAGGTCTTCGGCTGAATTTCGCGCGCGCGGCACTTAGCAACAAGCGCCACGCTGGCTTCAAGAAACGAAGCATAGAGCGATGGGTGGTAAGGGGTGGCCCTTGAGGGGCCACCCCCACTGCACCCCCTGCCCTTGTGGCAATGTGGAGCTCGGCCGCCTCACCAAGCCGGAACGAGTCCGCTCCTACTAAGGATAAGTAATACTTACTTCCGCGCGCGCGTTCTTTGGACTCCGTGCGCGCGAGCATGCGCAGGAAAGGTTCAACCCCTGCGAATTCGGAACTCTCGGACTATTTCCGCATCGGCGGAAACTCGCGTCGGAAAAAGTCGGAATTAAATCTTGCATCGTCGTCTTGTTCGGATTATTTCCGACTATGCCAGTGCGAAGTGTCGCTGGTCTCGAACGACGACAGAAGGTTTCCAA